TCAGGACGGCCGGCGCAGTTGGCGCACTGTCGAACCAGACTGCCCATCCTCGGCGTCATCCTCAGACCGGATGGTCCGGACAAGCCGGATGAGCATCTTCTTGTGCTCGTCCTCCAGGCCGGTGAGCGCCCAGATCTGGCGCTCGGTCACATCGGTGTACGGGTTGTCCGATTCGGCTTGAAGGTCGTCAGGGGACCGGACGGAGAGTTCTTCTCGCTCAGCCTGCCCTGAGAAGATCAGCATTTCTCCCAGGGTGTAGCCGAGCGCTCGCCCGATCTTTCGCAGGATCTCGTTCTCCGCGCCGCGGTCCTCGTTGAGGATGCGGTTGACGATGGAGGCGGCGATGCCTGCTTCGCGCGCAAACTGCGACTGGCCTCTGAACTTAAGGTCGTAGCCACGTTTGGTGAGCTCGTCGTGTAGCCAACGGCCGAGCCGACCAGGAGTTTTGCCCACGGGCACAGATGATACCCCGTTGATCACGCTCGGCAATATGCACTCCTGGGGCACCAAATCCTGACTGCCCAGGTTTACCCACGTGAAGCCCATGATTTGCGCCGCAAGAAAATCATGAAGCCCGAGTATTGCAATGCCGTACGGCACAGCACTACATTGAGGGCACTTCCAATGCCGCACGGCACAGGTCGAGCCTCAACCAACTGGAGGACCGCATGGCGCACCGCGTGAGACTGCGCCGCGACGAGGTCGAAACACGACTGACCGAACTCGGCTACGACTCCCAGAGCGCCCAAGCCCGCGCCATCGGCGTCGTCCCGTCCATCCACCATCGCGCCCTCAAAGGCAGCCGCGAACCCAACGCCGAATACGTCCTCTGCGTGCTCTACCTCGTCGGCTCCGACGAAGTCCGCCGCGAGATCAAGGCACTCTTCGACATCACCAGCCGCGAGTGCGAACCGGTCGCCTCATGACCGCCAAGAGCAGCCGCACACCGGCCACCCAGCGCAAGACGCTCCTGCTCACCATCCCCGAGACCGCAACCGAGCTGCGCGTCACCCCGCCGACCGTCTACGCGTACATCGCCGACGGCCTGCTCAACCCGATCGACCTGGCCCGCCCCGGCGCCAAGACCACCCGCCTGAGGGTGCGCTTGGACGAGCTGGAGGCGTTCATCGCCAGCCGGCCCCGCGTACACCAGCAGACGGCCTGACAGGCCGCAAGGGCCCACCCGAGCCACCGGATGAGCCCCGCGAACAACCACCCATCCCTACTGCAGCAAGGGACGAGCCATGACAACCACTACCACAGCCCCCGCCACGACGCAGCACACCAGCCTGCTTACCGGGTTCGACATTCTCGACATCTACTGTGCGCTGCAGAACGCCGCCGCCAACGACTGCACCAGCCTCGACAAGCGGGACCGGCAGGCGCTCGCCCTCCTCACCTACACGCCGCTTCGCGGCATCACCCGCATGCTCATCACCAAGCTCGCCGACGGCCGCGCCACCCTGCCGCTCACCCCCGCGCTCGCCACCCACCTGCTCGAGGTCGCCGCCGACGTGGCCGCGTCCCCAGTCACCGTCGAGGAGGAGAACGCGTGGCTCGCCAGCCGCGACGTTGAGACGCCGTGCGTCGTCGACCAGATCATCGGCGCCGTCGCCGGCTACACCGCCGCCCGCCACGGCGAGCTCGGCCAGCAGCTGCTCGACGGCGCGCTCCAGACCATCATCCGGGTCGGCAAGCCCGGCATGCCCCTCAGCGAGGTGCCTCGCGCGGCCCGGCACGCGGTCGCCGAAGCTCTCGCCGGACTCGCCCTCGACGGGCTGCTGCCCACCCCTGCCTCCGACCCGATCGAGACGCTGGCCGCCTACTGCGACCTGTACGAGATGGACATCGCCGGCGCGGCCATGCGGTCGTCGCTGCTGGCCACGCTGCTCACCCGCGACCACAACCTGCCCGCCGCCGCGGCGGTCCAGTTGACGCGGGAGGGCTACGACGACCGGGTCCGGGCCGCCGGCCGCGAGGCTGACCGGCTAATCCAGCAGGCGCGACACGCGCGGCTGGCCGCCGACTACGACGAGGAGACGGCGGTCGCGCTGTGACCGCAACCGACGCCCCCACGACGACGTCCCGGACGTTCGGAGCCGAGATCATCGATGCTCTCGCCGCAGCCGGATACCCCGTCCGCAACGAGTACGGCGACGGCTACCAGATCCATGCCCTCACTGACGATGCCCCCGCTGATGCGCCGCTCCACGTCGCGATCGAAGACGTACGTGAAGGGGTGCTGTACGGGATGGGCGGCTGGCGGGAGATGAACGCGCAGCGGCTGGGTCGCTACGCCGCCGCCCTGACAGAGGCCGGATTCGCCACCACCGAGTTGCGCGAGGCCGAAGCACCGCACGCGCCGCTCTACTTGATCCTCGCCCCCGATGCCCGCACTGCTCAGGCTGCGCTCGGCTTCGCTCTGGCCGCTTCGAGGGGAGGGGCGTGATGGACCTTCACGTGCCCGTCGCCGCTACCAGCGCTGACCACGTTGCTGTCGCCGACGCGGTCCGCCAGCTCGCAGACCAGCTCGGCATCCGGCAGGCCGAAGCAGCCAGCCTCCTGATCGTCTCCGGCATCCCCACTCTCCGCGTGGACGAGCGAGTCCGACTGGCCCGCGAAGACGTCACCGCCTACGCCACCCACCTCGCCCAGCAGGCCGCGAACCGGCCGAGCGTCCGCGGCGGCCCCGACATCGGCTACGAGGCAGAGCCCGGCTACCGCGCAGAACAGGACAGCCAATGACCGGCCTCCGCAGCCCCTGGGACACCGACGAACCCGACACCTTCCTCTACACGCCGACCGGCCGCTACATCGGCACCTGGCCCACCGACAGCCCCCAATGGCGGGCCGCCCGCGCCAAACGCATCAGCGGCTCCCGCATCGCCGCCATCCTCGGCCTCTCCCCCTGGGCATCCCCGCACTCCACCTGGTGCGAAATGGCCGGCCTCGTCGAACCCGCACCCGCCACCAAACAGCAGGACCGCGGCCACTACCTCGAACCCGCCGTCGCCGCCTGGTTCGCAGACCAGCACCCCGAATGGCACCTGTTCGAAACCGGCACCTGGGTTCACAACGACCGCGGCTGGCAACTCGCCAACCCCGACCGGCTCATCCGCTACCACCTGTCCGACAACCTGCCCGTCGGCTGGTACAACCTCGAAGTCTCCGCCCTCCTGGAGATCAAAACCGACGCCGACGGCAGCGGCTGGGGCGAACCCGGCACCGACGAAATCCCCGTCTACTACCGCACCCAAGTCCAGTGGTACATGGACGTGCTCGGCCTGCCCCGCGCCTACATCGCCGTCCTCGGCGACCGGCTCGAGTTCCGCGAATACGTCGTCGACTACGACCCCGCCGACGCCGCCATCATGCGCGCCTCCGCCGAGAACTTCCTCGACTCGCTGCTGTGGGGCGAGATGCCCGCCCTCGACGGACACCCCGCCACCTACGAGACCGTCCGCAAGCTCCACCCCGACATCGACGGCAGCGACATCGACCTCGACGACGACACCGCCATCGAATACCTAGCCGCCCTCGCAGCAGCCAAGGCCAGCGAATCCCGCGTCAACGCCGCCAAGTCCCAGCTCGCCACCGCCATGGGCACCAGCCGCCGCGCCCGCTGGCGCAACCAAACCATCGCCACCCGCCAGGCCAAGAACGGCGGCGCCCCCTACCTGGTGGCCGGCCGCAAACTGCCCGACCCGACCACGCTGACAGGAGCCACCGCATGACGCTCGCCACCCTGCCCGTCGAACGTGCCGTCGACTCGCTGACCGAGCGACAGGAGTACGCCAAGGCGCTGTCCGTGTCCAACCTGCTGCCCCGGCAGTACCAGGGCCAGCCCGGCAACGTCCTGTACGCCGTCGAGTTCGGCCAGTCGCTCGGCATCTCCACCATGGCCGCCATCCTCGGCGTCCACATCATCGAAGGCCGCGCGTCCGCGTCGTCAGGGCTCATCTCGGCGCTGGTACGCCGGGCCGGACACCGGCTCCGCGTGTGGGTGGAACGCGACGAGCAGGGGAAGCTGCTCGGCGCGGTCGCGACCATCGTGCGCAAGGACGACCCAGAGTTCGAGTTCCGCGCCACCTGGACCATGCAGCGCGCTCAGGCCGCGGGCCTGGCAGGCAAGCAGGTGTGGAAGAACTACCCGGAGGCGATGCTCAAGGCGCGCGCCGTCTCCGAGGTCGCCCGCGAAGCCTGCGAGGAGGAACTGTCCGGCGTCGGCTACACGCCGGAAGAGCTCGGCGCCGAAGTGAACGCCGACGGGTCCGTCGTGGTCACCACGGCGCGGCCGAACGCTCCCGGGCGAACGATCCGCGAGGCCGTCGCCCCTCAGGAGCCGCAGCCGCCGATCGTCGTGCCGGAAGAGCCGCCCACCACGGAGCGGATGATCTCGGAGGCGCAGCTCAGGAAGATAGGCGCGGCGATGCGTGACGCCGGGCTGACCGACCGCGACGCGGCGCTCGCCTTCGTCAACGAGGTCCTTCAGAGGCCCGCCGACCAGCAGGTTACCTCCCGCAACGAGCTCACCCTCGACGAAGCCTCCCAGGTGATCGACGCGCTCGAGCGCGAGGCGGCGAAGGACGGTGAGCCGCCCGCAGGCGGGGACGCGGTTGATGGCGAGCAGGGCGAGGCGGCGTTGTGAGCCGCGACTACTACAACCAGATCGCCGCTGAGTGGCGGACCGCCCTCGACGCCGTCCGCGCCGCCGGCGGCAGCGCCATCACCTTGTCCGACTCCCACCTGACGCTGATCCTCCTCGGCTACGAACAGCACCAGCAGGAACGTGCCAACACCCTCACCTGGATCGCCAACGCCGAACGCGACCGGCTGATCGACGCCACCGCGGCGGCCTATCTGCGGCACAGGCTCGGCGACCTCACCGACGAACAACTCGCCGACCAGCTCAGCATGGCTTCCAGCCACCAGGAGCAGCGATGACGTTCTGGACCGGCAGACTCGCCTGCCTCGACTTCGAAAGTTCGGGGACGAACCCGCACGAGGCGCGCATCGTCGAGGCGTACATCGGCCTCGTCGGCGGCGGCCAGCCCCCCGCGGACCGGCAGCCCCTCTACATCAACCCCGGCGTGCCCATGCCGGCGGAGGCCACCGAGATCCACGGATACACCGACGACTTCCTTCAGGCCAACGGGATGCAGCCGGTGGAGGGGATCGGCCGCATCGCATCTGCCGTCAAGGCGGTCTGGGCTGACGGCATCCCGCTGGTGGGCCACAACATCGGCGGCTACGACCTGACACTCCTCAACGCCGAGATGATCCGGCACGGGTTCGGCCCGCTGATCGATCTGACGGGGACCGGCTCGTACGGGCCGGTCATCGACACCAAGGTCTTGTCGAAGCAGCTGGACAAGTGGCGCCCCCGGGTCAACGCCGACCAGGGCGCGCACGCGTTGAAGACGTGCGCCCAGGTGTTCGGCATCCCGTGGCGCGACGAGGACGCGCACGGCGCCCGCTACGACGCCCTCATCTCCGCCCGCGTCGCCTGGCGGATGGGCACCATCGCCGCGTTACCGCGCGAGCAGCGGCCGTTCGTGCAGGCCAGCAAGAGGGACGAGCGGCACCTGTTCGACGCCCTTGCCTGCGACCTCGGCACGCTGTTCGACCGGCAGCGGGAGTGGGCGCGCGAACAGGCCGCCTCCTACCAGGACTACCTGCGCGACCCCGCCAAATCCAAGGACAAGCACAATCCGGCCGCCGTCATCGACGGCACCTGGCCCGTAGCAGCCCCGGCACGACAGGAAGGCACCACCGAGCACACAGCCCAGGAGGCGACCGCATGACCATGCAACTCCACGAAGAGCACGCCGACGGCGAAGTCGTCGAAGAAACCGACCCCGTCACCGCCACCATCCGCCACAACATGACCCAGGAACGCCAGCAGGCCGACCGCTACGCCAAGGACGCCGCCGTCCACCGCCAGCAGGCCAACCACCTGGAAGACCTGGCCATGGAATGCCGGCGCCGCGAAGAGCGGTGGCGCCACCTGCTCAACATGGCCGGCGGCGACAGCCTCCTCGGCGACCTGGACGACCAGGGCAACGTGCAGACGGTCCTGTTCCCGCGGCAGCGCGCCCGCTACCCGCTCGTGCACCTCGACGGCTCTGACACCCCGCACATCGCCTGTGTGGGCTGCGGGAAGCCGCTGCGTGAGGCGACCGCCGCCGAGGCCGAGGCGGTCGCCGGTGGCAGGCAGATCGCGCCGCACCGCTGCGACGCCTGCACAACCGGCGGCAACCCGTACCCGCCCGCCGCCTAACCCCTCCGTTCCTGACCGCACGCCCGCGTGGCGCGCCATCCGCGAAGGACCACCACAGTGACCACAAATACGCGCACTTCCCCCCTTCAAACCGTTGACCGGGTCGTCCCAGACGCATGGGCCGTCATTACGCCCAACGAGCCGACGGAGCCGCGCCTCCTGGTGTTCATGCAAGGCAAGCACCGGGTCGAGATCGAGTTGAGCGACGACATGGCCACCCACTTCGGTATCGCAGCCCGCGCCATCGAAACGCACAAGGCAGGTGCCTGATGTCCACCACCGCCACCCTCGACCTGGCGCCGGCCGCCGTGCTGGCCCTCCCCCAGCAGATGGCCGTGTCCGAACTCCGCGCCGCCGCCCAGGCGGTGACCGCATGAACGACATCGCTAAGCGGTTCGCCCGCGAGACCCGCCTCCACAGGCTGACCGTGCTGAATGACGACGGTCTGTACCGGCACCTGCGCAGCCGCGGCCGGCGTGGACTCTACTGGTTCGACATCGTCACCTGGCCGGGCAGCCTCGCCATCCGAGGCGACCTCAACGACGCCTACGTGTTCTCCCGCACCCCCGACATGTTCCAGTTCTTCCGCGCCAACAGGTCCGACGAGATCAACCCGGGCTACTGGGCGGAGAAACTCCCGCAGGGCCGCCGCTCCGTGCAGACGTACTCCCAGGACCTGCTGCACCAGCACATGCGGGAAGCGCTGCGCGACGAGTACGAGAGCTTCCTCCACAACCGGCTCGCCGAGAAAGCGGACGAGTTCGGCCTCGACAACGCGGACCTACTGGGCCCCGAGCTGGCCAAGCCCTGCCACCGGCAGACCCGTGACCACATGCGGAAGCTACGGAAGGCGATCCACGAGCACTTCTTCGACCCCTGGTGGGGCTGCGGCACCGAGTACGAGGAAGCCGCGCACCGCGGCCTCGACGAGTTCTCGTTCACCTCCGACCAGGGCCACAAGTTCGAGTTCGAGGGCTGGCAGGAGTGGGACCTGCGCGACTGGGACTGGTCGTTCCTGTGGGCCTGCCACGCCATCGTGTGGGCGATCGGCCGATACGACTCCGCGAAGGCCGCCACCCGGAAGGCGGTGGCATGACCATGAGCACGTACCTCATCTGGTCGAACCACCGCCACGCCTTCTGGGGCCCGAGCGGCGGCTACACCACCAACTGGCTGACCGCCGGACGGTACACCCAGGAAGAAGCTGCCGAGTGCTGCAGCCGCCGCACCTGGGAGCCGCGCCGCCCGCCGCCCGAGGTGATGATCCTCGCCCCCGACAGCGAGCAGACCGCCTTCACGATCGCCGAGCAGTGCGCCATCCCCGGCCGGCTCCAAGACGCGATCCGCCAGGCCACCCGGACCGCCATCCGCGAACGCCGCGCACGCGAGACGGAGGCCAGCCGTGCCTGACCTGTCCTTCCTCGCCGGCCCATTCCTGATCGCCGCCACCGTCTTCATCACCCTGGCCATCAGCCGACGCGTCCACGCCAACCGGAACGCCTACCTCGAACAGCGGGCCAACGTGCTCGCCAACGACCGTGACGCCCTCCTCCAGGTCGTCGGCGACTTCGTGGACGCGATCGAACACCGGCCCGACCGACTCGACCAAGTCGCGTCTCAGGCTCGCAACGCGATCGACGGGAGGCAGACGTGGACCCGCGCCTACTGACCGCCGCCGCCATCACCGCAGCCCTCATCGCGGTCGCCATCGGCTGGTCCCTTCGCCCCGCCGCACGAAGCCGCCGCCGACAGCGGCGCGAGCTGATCGCCCTCAACCGGCGCCGCGTCCAGCTCGAACAGCAGGTCGCCGCCGAATGGCTGCGGATCCACGGCCGACTCGCTGTCCGCGACGCCGAAGCGCTCATGCTGCGACTCCTCGCAGACCACCCCGAAATCCACCATCTACAGACGCGCACGAAAAGAGGTGTGCGATGAACCGCCCGAAAGCCCGAGGCACCGCAGCAGAAACCGCCGTCGTCCGAGCCATCCGCCCCCTCGGCTTCCCCCACGCCGAACGCCGCGCCCTCGCCGGCACCCACGACCTCGGCGACATCGTCGGCACCCCCGGCATCTGCTGGGAAGTCAAGGGAGGCGACGCCGCCCGCCTCGCCTCCGACGGCCAAATCGCCGCCTGGATGGTCGAGACCGAGACCGAGCGGATCAACTCGCGCGCCGACGTCGGCATCCTCGTCGTCCAGCGCAAGGGCGTCGGCGCTGCCAACGCGCACCGCTGGTGGGCACACCTGCCCCTGCGTCAGGTGGCGGAGCTGGCGAACGGCCACGCTCTCACCGACGCCTACACCGCTGATCTCCCCGTTCGAATGCTGCTCGGAGACCTCTGCACGCTGCTGCGCGACGCCGGCTACGGGCAGCCGCTCCAGACCGAGGCGGTCGCATCATGACCGCCACCGCCACCCGCCAGACAGAACTTGCGCCGCGGATCCTCGCCCGCATCCACACCGCCCTCCTCCTCCGCGGCGAGCAGTACACCGACGAAATCATCGCCATCCGGCTCGGCGTCTCCCGCCGCACCGTCGAACGCGACTTCGCCCTCGCCCGCAAACACAACATCCGCCCAACGCGCCAGACCGCACGCTGGGAGAGCCGCGCCGCCTGCAAAAACGTCGACCCCGACACGTTCTTCCTGGCCTGGTACCACACCCACCGGCCCGACGTGCAAGCAGCCAAAGCGATCTGCGCCAGCTGCCCCGTCCTCGACCAGTGCCGCGACTACGCGCTCATCCACCCGCGGTGGACGTCCGACGGCATCTGGGCCGGCATGACCCCCTCCGAACGCCGCAAGGCCACCGGCAGCTACCGCTACGAGAGGAGAGCAGCGTGAACAGCAGCATGACCGAGGCCGCGGCCCACGCCGGCTGGCGCGAATGGATGTCGTGGATCCGCCCCTGGTACGTCGGCGCCGTCCAGCCCCACAGCGGGCTCATCGAAGGCCACATGTACCCGGACTGCGACCGCCTCGCCCGCCAAACCTCCACCCCGCAAGAGGGCGCCGGCTGGCTCAACCCCTCCGAGGGACCCGTCTGCGCCTCCTGCAAGACCCGCCGCGCCGCCAGAGAGGAGCAGCCCGCATGAAAATCTCTGTCGAACCCGCCCGGTTCGCCGACCTCATCACCCAAGCCGGCCGGCACACCTCCGGGCCGATCGACCCCATCCTCGCCGGGCTCCTCCTCGAAGCCGACGGCGACCAGCTGACCGTGTCGGCGTACAACCGCGACACCTCCTACCGCGGCCACATGCCCGCCGACATCGCCGAACCCGGCCGCGTCCTGCTACCCGGCCGCGTCCTCGCCGACGCCGCCAAATCCCTCGCCAAGCGCCGCGACATGCTCCAGCTCGCCGCCACCCCTGCTGAAACCACCATCACCTGCGGCGCCGCCATCATGACCATCCGCGCCATGCCCGCCGACGACTTCCCCACCCTGCCCCAACCCGCCACGACAGTCGGCGAGGTCGACGGGGAAGACCTGCGCGACGCCGTCACCCAAGTCGCCCCCGCCTGCAAACCCGAGAAGCCGGTGAAGCCGGAGCACGCCGTCGTGCGGCTCGACATCGACGGCGTCGAGATCACATGGGTCGGCGCCGACAACTACCGGATGGCCACCCGCGTCACCCCGTGGAACTCGGCGGTCCCCGACACCCGACTGGCCGCCCACGTGCCCGTGAGAGCGTTCCGCGACGTCGCCAAGGACTTCAAGGGACCGGTCACGGTCGGCATCGACACCAACCTCGTCTCCCTCGCCAGCGCCAACCACACGGTGACGATCGGCCAATACCAGGTCGAGGAGTACACCAACTACAAGCCGCGCCTCGCCGCCCCACTCCCCACCACCGCCACCGTCGACACCGAAGCCCTACTCGAGGCCGTGAAGCGCGTCGTGCTGTTCGCCGACGGCCAGGACGTCACCCTCGGCATCACCCCTGACGCGATCGGCGTCCACGCCGGCGACATCTCACTCATCGGCCGCGGCACCGACACCATCGCCTGCACCCTCGACGGCGACCCCATGACACTCCGCTTCCAGCCCCCGTTCCTCCTCGACGGCCTCGAAGGCATCAACACCGAACAGACGGTGATCGGCATGTCGGCGCCCGGCCGCTACATCACCCTCACCAGCACCGACCAGGCGTTCAAGTATCTGGTCGTGCCGCTCAAGCCGCGCATCGCCCAGGCGGCAGCATGACCAGGCCGATCCCGCCGTCGCTCGACGAACTCGCCGAACACTGCACCCGATGCGAACACCAGAACGGCGTCCACACCGACACCGGCACCGGACGCTGGGGCTGGGCCATCTACGACGACGTATTCATGAACGCGTCCGGCGCCTGCTCCCACCCCGGCTGCACCTGCCAAAGCCGCACCAGCGACCCCGCCGCCGCACCCGCACCGCAGGCAACATTCACGCCGCCCGCACCGCTCCCGGCGCAGCCGTGCGCGTTCTTCGCCTTCGGAGACAAGACCCGCTGCGGCGTCGAGCCTGCCCGCCTTTTCGCCAACGGCTGGCGATGCTCGAGCCACACCCCGGCCGCCCTCGCAGGCGTTGAGGAGGCGGGAGAAGGAGCCTGCGCGCCAACCCGCCATTACTGCACATCCGAGACCCGGTGCGCCACGTGGGCGTGGCAGCAGCAGCCGTGGCGGCTCCTGTGCACCGGCGGACGCGACCGCACCGACAAGCCGCGCATCTGGGCCGCCCTCGACGACGTCCACCGCATCCACCCCATCCTCACCGTCGTCCACGGCGCCTGCTACCCGAAACCCGAGCACGGCACCCGGCCGGACAGGTCCGCCGACTGGCTCATCCACCAGTGGTGCCAGCACGCCGGCGTCAAAGAGGAAACGCACCCCGCCGACTGGAGAAAGCACGGCAAAGCAGCCGGAATCATCCAGAACTCCTACCTCGTCCAACTCGGCGCAAGCGAAATGCTCGCCTTCCCCGGCGCCGGGGGCGGCACCTACGACTGCATGCGGAAAGCAGCCGCCGCCGGCATCCCCCTCCGCCCCATCCGACCCCACCAGCCGGCGGTCGCCCATGGATGACATCACCGTCGGCGGGCTCTGCTCCGGCACCGGCATCCTCGAACACACCATCGCCGAACAGGTCGGAGGCAGGGTCGCCTGGCACGCCCAGCACGAACCCGCCGACAAGAACGGCCGCGAAGACAAATGGCAGTTCGCGGCTCGCATCCTGCACCACCACTGGCCGCACATCCCCAACCTCGGAGACCTCACCACCATCGACTGGGACCAGGTCGAGAAGGTCGAGTGGGTCGTCGCGGGCTGGCCCTGCACCGACGTGTCCCTCGCCGGCCTCGGCCTCGGCATCGCCGAAGGCACCCGCTCCGGCATCTGGCGGCATGTCGCCGCCTGCATCCGCGCGCAGCGCGCCATGCGCCGCCCTGGCGAACCCGGCCCGTACATCTTCCTGGAGAACGTGAGGGGGCTCCTCAGTGCCCGAGCCGACAGCGACCTGGAATTCTGCCCGCGATGCATGGGAGACCGAGCAAACCAACCTGCACTGCGAGCACTTGGCCGTGTACTCGGAGACCTGGCCAACCTCGGGTTCGATGCGGAATGGGTCGGTCTACCCGCGTCCCGCCCTGACATCGGAGCCTGCCATGAACGGTGGCGGGAGTTCATCCTCGCCTGGCCTGCTGCCGACACCGGCGGCCCGCGACTGGAAATCGGGCCAATCGAACCTCATGGATCGCAATGCGAGACCGCTGAACGAGGCCATCATCAATCTGTTGCCGACGCCGCGAACGACGGACACGAACGTAGCCGGGACGCACGGGGACGGCGGGATGGATCTGCGGACGGCGATCACCCTGCTGCCGACACCGACCGCGACAAGGTACGGGAACAACCAGTCGGCCAGTCCCGGCGCAGCGGTCAGGCCGGGGTTCGACTCGATCGACCAACTGCTTCCGACGCCGACGGTGGCCAACTCTCGCGGCACCCGCAACGCCACCTCCGGCCGGAAGACCGGGTCGAAACATCATGCGGGGACGACGCTGAGCGACGTGTTCTGGACTGGGGAGACTACGCCCCAGCGGTCCGCCGCTGGGAAGAAGCGCTCGGCCGGCCCGCGCCCCGACCAACCCAGCCTGGACGATCCGGACGCGACCAACTGGCGCCCCGATTCTCCGAATGGATGATGGGCCTCCCCGAAGGCCACGTCACCGCCATCCCCCGCCCCGAAGGCATGAGTCTCCCCGGCTACCGCAACGCCCAGCTCAAAGTCATCGGCGGAGGAGTCGTCCCCCAACAAGCCGCCTACGCGTTCCGTGTGCTGATGCAGCGCGCCCAGGAGGCCCTCGATGCCTGACCTCACCCTCCAAGAGGTCCTCGACCGCGGCCTCACCCAACGCCAGCTCAACCAGTGGGTCGACGAGAAATACCTCCACCCCCTGGCCCGCGGACGCGGCCGGCCACGCGAATGGCCCGCGCAAGAGCTCGAAGCCGCCGACCTGATGCGGCGCCTCCTCGACGCCGGCCTCACCCTCTACGCCGCCGCCATCGCCGCCCGCGGACACCTCGCCGGACACCCCACCCAGCTCGCACCCGGCATCACCCTCACCATCGACAACGCGGAGGCATCGAGGTGACCGTCACCATCGTGCGCGGCGACGCCCGCCACCTGCCCCTCCCCGACAACAGCGTCGATCTCATCTGCACGAGCCCGCCGTACTACGGGCTCCGCGACTACCGCGACGGCGACCAGAGCCTCGCCGGCCAGATCGGCGCCGAACCCACCCCACGGGAATACCTCGAAGCGCTCTGGAAGTGCACACGCGAATGGATGCGCGTCCTCAAGCCCGCGGGCTCCCTGTGGATCAACCTCGGAGACAAGTATTCGCAGCGCGCCGGGCAGTTTGGGCCTCAGGGTCAGACCGGTCAGCGAGCAACCCGGGCACAGGCCGCCACCTACGTGGACGTTCCCGCTCGACGTGACCTGAACTACGGAATCGCCGCCAAAAGCCTGATTGGGCTGCCGTGGCGGTACGCGCTCGGCTGCATCGACGATCTCGGGCTGATCCTGCGCGCCGAGGTGATCTGGGACAAGCCGAATGGTCTACCCGAATCCGTCACCGACCGAGTGAGGCGCAGCCACGAACACTGGTTCCACTTCACATCGAGGCCTCACTACTACTCCGCGGTCGACGAGATCCGCGAACCGCACAAGGACATTTCGGTGCGCCGCGCCATGCCGCATCGCGCCCATCCCGGCCGCAGGGACGGTGAGGTCTATGGCCTCGAACACGGGCAGACGCTGCGCCTGGACCAGATGAACCATCCCCTCGGCGCGCTACCGGGCAGCGTGTGGGAGATCGCCGCCCAACCGCTCAAAGTCCCCGACCACCTCGGTGTCGACCACTTCGCCGCGTTCCCGATGGAGTTCCCGCGCCGCATCATCCGAGGCTGGTCACCGTCCGCCATCTGCGCCGCCTGCGGTGAAGGCCGTCGGCCGCTGACGGCGCGGGCGGTCGTTGATGGCCACGACTGGGCACAGTCGCAGCAGTTCGACCGAATCGGTCAGAGCACGCCCAATCGGCGGGCGCCATCCGCTCTCGGCTACAGGGCCGAGGAGCGGGCAACCCGCATCACTGGCTATGCCTGCGCCTGCCCCGCCCCTGACGCCACCTCGAGGCCTGCAGTCGTGCTCGACCCGTTCGGCGGCACCGGCACCACCGCGCTCATCGCCGACCTGTACGGCCGGCACGGCATCAGCGTGGACCGGTCCGCGGACTACTGCCGCATCGCCCAGTGGCGCACCACCGACCCAGGCGAACGCGCCCGAGGCCTCGAGCAGCCCAAGCCGAAGCCGACACCTCGCGAGCGGGAAGACCAGGACCCGCTCTTCGGCGACGAGGTGTCGGCGTGAACGGCGGCGACCATGACATGGACCAGCCGCTGCAGCACCTGCCGCCGCCCAGCCGCGCTCATCATCACCGGGCGGATACCAGGCCGCACCTGCTACAGCGCCCTGTCCTGCGACCACTGCGCAGACCGGCACCGCCACCTCGCCGCCAAAGCCGGGCCCGTCACCGAAGAGCCGCTCGAAGACCGGGCCCAAGACCCGCTCTTCTAACACTCCGCTGCTGAACCCGCCCCGCGAATGACCTCCCGCCCGAGCACCACCCGAACCATCCAGGGGGACCCGTTGACCTCCGAGCAGGAACCACCAGCAGCCGACCTCGACGAGGCGCGGCGCTGGCTCGCCACGCTCCACGGCGACGCCCCCGGCCTCATCAACATCGTCTCCACCGGCAACTGGTCCGGCCAAACCTTCACCACCGACCACGCCGGCCTCGACGCCGCCGTCGCATACATCGCCCGGCTCGACAAGCAGAAGCGAGCCGGTATCTACGCCCGCGCCACCACCCTGCGAACCCCGCCGCGGGCCGGCAAACGAGGTGAGGCACCCGACTCTCTCGCCTTCCCCGGGTTCTGGGCCGACATCGACGTCGCAGGGCCCGGCCACAAGTACACGGTCTGCGCAAACGACTGCACCGAACGGCACACGCACAGGAAGCTGCCGCTGCCACCCACCCCGGAGGACGGACGACGCATCCTCGAGGCTGCAGGGCTCCCCGAGCCCACCATGTGGGTGCAGTCCGGAGGGGGCTGGTACCCGTGGCATCTGCTCGACGAGCCTGTCACCATCACTCCCGCCAACTATGACGACATTGACACCCTGTCCAAGCGCTGGCAGCTCATCATCGAAGCCGGCGCCCACCAACTCGGATGGGCATACGGCACCGGCGTCGGCGACCTCGCCCGCGTCCTACGCATCCCCGGCACCATCAACCGCAAAGCCGACCTCGAGCGGCGATGCCGAATCATCGAAGCCTCCGGCATCACCTACAGCCTCGATGAACTCGCCACCGTCCTCTACTCGATCGACCTGCCCGACCCCGAACCCGCCGCCTACAAGGTGCCGCCCGCTAGGTCACGCGCCACCTCCTTCGCCCCGGGGACTGTCGGGCCGTTCGACGCGCTCGGCGAAGTATGTGAATGGTCAGACCTGTTCGAGCCGTACGGCTTCAACTACGTCAGGTCAGAGCGTGACAACGCCGAACTGTGGAAATACTCCGGGTCCTCCGCCGAATCCGAGTACTCGGTCCGAGCGTTCGCGCACACCTGCGTCAACTTCTCCGAAACCGCGCCGCTCCCGGTCGGCGCCGGCCACCGGCTCACCCACGGCAAAGTGTTCGCACACTGGTACCACAGGGACAACCACAGCGCTGCGGGCAAAGACCTAGTCCTCGCCGCCGCGGGCAACCCAGATGCTTCCCCTGCAGCAGCTGGTCTGCGCCCGGCCATCCTTGACCACATCCGGTCCCGGTGCGGCGTCCGGCCGTGGACGCCCAACACGCCGCCGCCCGCCGAAGACGCGCCCTGGCCCGACCAGCCCACCGACGCAACCGAGGAACCGGTGCCAGCCGCAGCCAACACGGCCACACCTGCCGCCCAGACAGGCGATGTCGACGTCCGCAAGGCGATGGCTCACGCCAACGACCAAGCCATCTGGGAAGGCGTCTACAGCAGCGTTGACGATATCCACGCCGCCACCTGGACCATCCCTGGCAGCGACGACCAGCCGGCCATCCTGCCGGCGTTCCCGCTCCACACCCTGCCCGGCGACACCGGCAAATTCGTATCCGCGGTCGCCACCTACACCCAAACGCCGCCCGAGATCGCCGCGTTCGCCGTCATCGGCGCACTCTCTGTCGTCGTCGGCTCCCACGCCACCATCACCGGCCAATGGACCGAAGAAACCCTCGCCCTCTTCATCGCCACCATCGCCGACAGCGGCGACGGCAAATCCCGAGCGTTCAAGGCAGTCAACAAGCCCGTCTACCGGCTCGAGTCCAGCCTGCGGGCCGCATGGGACGGCATATACAAGGAGAACGCCGAGCAACTCGAGATCGCGCAACTCACGCGCGAAAAGCTGATCAAAGACCTTGCCGTCGCGGCACCGGACAAGCGCGGCAAGCTGCAGGACCAGCTCGACGCACTCAAGGACACCATCCGGGAGTTGACAGGGCCGCCGCGCCCCCAACTGCTCGCCGGCGACATCCTGCCCGAAGCGCTCGCCCGGCGTATTCACGAAGTCGGCGGTCACATCGGAATCGTCTCCGCCGAGGGCACCTTCCTGGGCAACATCTGCGGCCGATACAACAACGGCAAGCCGAACCTCGAATTCGTTCTGCAAGCCTGGGACGCCTCCGAACCCTGGAGGCCCGAACGAATCAGCCGCGAGAGCTTCGAGCTCGAGCGGCCCAGCCTCGCCCTGTCGCTGTCCGTGCAGCCCGTCGTCATTGCCGACGCCATCGACTCCAAGGCCGTCACCGACAAGGGGCTTCTCAACCGGTTCCTCCTCGCCAGGCCCGTGTCGCTGGCCGGAAGCCGCGACCAGAAGCCACCCCACATCCCGCCCCACCTGGCCGAAGCGTGGAACGCCAGCGTGCACCGCGCCTTCTACTCGGTTCGCCCTGACGGCAGCACGTTCGACGACGAAGGCGTGCCTCTGCCGCCAGTACCGATGCAGGTCAGCGAAGACGGCGAGGATCTGATCCTTGCCTGGCGAGAGCGGCAAGAGCGGCGGCTCGACCCTGACAGCGGTGACCTCGTCGCGGTGAAGGGCTGGATGTCGAGAGCCGCCGGCAACGCCTACCGGCTCGCTGCGCTCTTGCATCTCGCGGCTGGCCATCCGCCGCAGATGCCTGTCAGTGGCAGCACGATGGCCGACGCGCTCACCATCATCGACTACTGCATCCCGCATGCCATCGCGATTCTCGGCGGTTCTCAGGAGCGTCAGGTGGCAGGGCGGCCCGCGTGGATGCAGGCGGCCTCGGGCCATGTCCTGGAGTGGATCCGCAAGAAGGGCATGGCGACGTTCACGGCGAATCAGATGTCGCAGGGGTTGAAGAGCCGGTCGTGGGCGAAGGAGCACGGCGCTCCGGGGGCGCAGGCGGTGTTGATGATGCTGGCCCGGCAGGGCTGGCTCGCGACGGCGGTGCGGAAGGACGCGGCCGGGCGGCGGACGGCTGATCCGATGTTCGTGGCGCATCCGGAGCTGCTTGGGGGGCTGGGATGAGCGGTCACGGCCTGCGTTGGTGCGTTGAGGTCGTTCGGGGAGACGTTCAGGATGTCGAGGTTGACGTTCAGGACATCCAGGATGTGTTCAGGATGTCCAGGATTTCGCGTCCTGGATACTGTGACCTGCGGAAACGGCGACGTTCAGGATATCCAGGATGTTCAGGATGCCCTGCATCTCTGAATCGGGGCGACGACGCCCCCACGAAACCCCGAATGTCACGGTGCGTGATGTCCTGGACGTGGTCCGGGACATCCTGGATGTGGTCTGAAACATCCTGGATGTCGCAGCGTGCGGCTGCAATTGGGGACATCCAGGTAGAAGAAACCCTACAAGATCATTATTACTGTCTGTATATATATCCTGTCCTGCATCCACAGGCAGTCACTGAGTCTCGAATTCTCAGATCCTCCACATCCTGGATGTCCTGGATGTCCTGGATGACTACAAGCCGTGACGAAAACCGGCACCCGCGATCCCCCATCCCCTCCTGCAGGAGCCCCAGATGATGGCCCGCCGGCGTACAACCCTGCTCGAAGCACAGCCAGCCCTCTTCGACGACGACGCACCCCAGCCGCCGACCCTCGAGATGCGCATCACGCGGCTCGAACACAAGGGGCACCCGCGGCCTCCCCGCCGCGACAAGGAATGGAACGAACTCGTCCCATGCGCACCCGAATGCCTCGCCTGCGGAGCCCCCGAACCCCCCGAAGACGCACCCGCTTGGCCGCTCTGCCCCTCAACTGGCGGACGCTGCGCCACCGTCTGCGCCCACACCGCCGACGCCTACCGCGCCGACCTCTGCCTCATCACCACCCACGTTCACGCCGAACTGGTGACGCTCCCCGAGACCGGGCGCACCGTAGCCGTCGTCGCCTGCCCCTACTGCGAGCACCGGCACGCCCACGGCCCCACACCCGGCCGCCACTACCGCACCAGCAAATGCCGCACCGGACGCAAGCCCTACATCGTCACCACCAACCCGGAGGCCACGCCGTGACCAGCAGCCCCCGCCCCCTCGACGATCAACCCACCAGCCTCTACCGCTTCTACGACGCCAACCAACTCCTGCTCTACATCGGCATCACCAACTGCCTACCGCGCCGCTTCGAACAGCACGAGGACAGGAAGCCATGGTTCAGGCACGTAGCCCACGTCACCGTCGAGCATCACGCTGACCGAGACGCAGCCCTCCACGCAGAAAAGATCGCCATCCAGCAGGAACGGCCGCAACACAACATCAAGCACAACCTGGCCAGCAGACGCCCTCATGCCGGATCGCGAACACAACCGGCCGAAGGCGGACGATGGCACTTCCAAAGCCGCCGCTCCGGACACTCATTCAACGCGGACCTGGTGCTCTACCCAGAACTCGACTGCTCCGCCATGGTCGACAGCTACTACGACTACGACGGCGACGAGCAACTCGACGCCTACGTTCGATATCTGCAACGCCACTACCCCCACTGGCTGGAGACGGACGCCGTACCAATCGTCTGGTCGGTCCACTCAGGCTGGCGCGGCATCTTCGAAAGCGCCCCCTTCCAGGACCACGAACGAGCCTACGGCGACGCCGAAACCGCAGCCGTGTATCGACGGCTCGGAGACTTCCTGACTCACTTCACCTGGCCATTCGATCCACGAACCGGCGAACACCTCGACTGGTATCGACTCCCCGTGGTCAACGACCGCTTCCCCGACTTCGCCGCAGCCCTGGGTTGGACCCCATCCCCACTCCAGCCGAACGCGCCCCTTCGCAGCATCATGGCGAGCCGCCGGGCGATCCAACTCGCCAGATTCTCCAGGGCGGCGTCGTGACCGACCTCATGAGCAAAGACGACCTGATGAGACAGGCTGGCGCTGTCCGCTGTGAGGGGCACGGCCGGTGGGAGTGCTCGAAGCAGTCGAAGCGCACTCAGTCCCGCTGCCACGCGTTGGCGATCCGCGGGACGAACGCGTGTAAGACGCACGGGGGCCAGCGCCGCGAGGTGCTGAAGGCGAAGGGCGCCGCCCTGTCCGTCTGGCGTGCGGTTCCCGGTCGGCAGGACGTCACCCCCTCCGAGGCTGTGATGGGGATGCTGCAGTTGAGTTGGGCGCGGGCGGGCTTCTACGCGTCGCTGCTGCAACGCCAGGTCGAGGACGCCCAGGAGGAGGGCGGCGGCCGCGGCCTGGGCGATGACCCGGAACTGGGGCCGGGCGCGGGCCTGATCGGGCACACCCGCTCCGCGTCGCCGTCCGTCGGCGTGTATGTGTCGGGCGAGGCCGCGCGCGGGCTGACGAAGCTGGAGGCGGACGAGCGCGACCGGACCGTCCGGTACGCGAAGGTCGCGCACGATATGGGCATCGCCGACCGCGAGATCCGCCTCGCCGAGGCCCAGGGCGCCCTGATCGCCGGCGCGATCAGCCGGATCCTCGACGCACTGGAGTTGTCGCCGTCGCAGCAGGCTCGGGTGTCGACGGTGGTGCCGCGGGAGTTGCTGGCCATCGCCGGAGAGGCAGGCCAGCCGTGACCCCGACCGCAGAGCCGCTGTACGTGTTCGACGCCTACCATCCGAGCAGCCGCCGCTTCTACGCCGCCGACATGCACCCGCGGATGCTCGCGTGGATGCGAGAGCAGGGATTGAGCCCGGCCGCGGTGTGGCGGTTCGAGGTTCACCTCGTGGATTGCCCGTCGGTGCGGGTGTGGGAGTACCTGCTCGACGGGGACGAGGTGCCGTACTGCGGGATCGAGCACCCGCACCGACCCCGATCGTGCGTGCTGGCAGAGCGGGAGCCGTACACGGTTGTCGCTTCGAGCCTGCCGCCGATCCTCGACAACTCCACACCGAACGGAGGTCTGACGTGACGCCCAACACCAGCAAGTGCGTTCTCCGCTACGAGGTGCCGATCGACGGCCGCCCGCACACCTTCGAGCTCGCCTACGGTCCGCACAAGGTCGCGGCCAAGCGCATCGGCGCCGCTCACGTGGGCGTGACCCACCGCGTGGAGTTCTGGGCCGAGCACGAAGACGGCGTCGCGGTGGCCGAGCGGACGTTCCAGGTGTTCGGCACGGGCCAGCCGGTCCCGGCGTCGGCGCGGCTGGTCGGCACCACCGAACGCCTGGACGGCCTCGTCTGGCACCTCTTCCAGGTGTTTCCCGCCGAGGAGGAGTCGTGATCGCGGCGGGTGTGATCCTCGCCGCCATCCCCATTGTGTGCATCGTTGCGATGACGGTGCGTGATCTGGGGTGGCGGGAAGCCGCTACGGCGTGGGGCTTCGCGCTGCTGGTAACAGCCATGATCGTGGGCGGTTTGCTGCTGGTCGAGGCGGGGGTGGAGTCGTGACCCCGGTTGCCCGTCTCACCCGCCCGACCGCGCTGGTGCTCGCATACCTCGCCGTCCGTACCGGCGAGGTGTACGGCGGTCAGGTCGCCGAGGCGACGCGTCTGTCCGCGCCTGCGGTGTATGCGATGCTGCGCCGGCTCGAGCGTGGCGGCTGGCTGACGGCGCGCTGGGAGCGCGCCGACCCGGAGGTGTTGGGCCGTCCTGCTCGCCGGTATTACCGGGTGACGGAGCGGGGCCATGCGGGGATCGCCAGGCTCTCCGATCAGATAGCGCATCTGGCAGGAGGACGGCGATGATCCATTTCCTTCATTGCTGGGTTGGGATCGAACGCATCGGCAACGTGGTCACGTACGAGTGCGCGATCTGCCTGAAGACGAAGGTCCGTGTGCGCAGCCCTGTACGCGATTCTCCCGCCCCCGGCACCCGCAAGCACTGACCGCGCCCTGAAAGTCCGCCAGATTCGATTACAGCGGCACAGAGAAGCATCCTGAGTCATGCTGTGCCGCACAGAACAAGCGAGGAACCGTGAACGAACCCTCCGTCCGGGTCGGCCAGGTTTGGGCCGACAACGACAAACGCTCCGAAGGGCGCCGTATCCGCGTCCTCGAAGTCGACGCCACCCACGCCACCGTCACACCAGTCGATGTTCGCGGCATGGTCGACAGCCGGACACAGCAGCGCCGGACCCGTATTCGCCTCGACCGTTTCCGGCCGACATCGACCGGCTACCGGCTCGTGCAGGAGGCACCCGATGCGTGACCTTCCCCGAACCAACATCACCCTCCGCACGACCGCCACCCAGCTCGGCGTCACCGTCCACGAGCCGTACCGGGTCGGCCTCGGCAGGGACCTCGACCGGCTCGCCAACCGGATTCTCGTCGGCCGCGACTGGCGAGGCGTCCGCTGCACCCTCAAGGACATGGCCGCATCCGCCCGCCGCCGCTCCTGGTGGGGGCTCTGGCAGTGCGAAGGATCCCTCGGGTTACGGGCGCGGCGCGGGTGGACGGCGCGCAAGGCGGAGGAGCGGATGCTCCGCGACGAAATCCATGCAGCACTCACCGGACGGTGGACACGATGACGATGATCAAGCGTTGCGACGGCTGCCAGACTGAGATCACCCCGCTCGACGAAGCCGTTCGCCTCCAACGCGACACCGACGGAATCCTCTACACCCACCAACTGCCAGGCGACGACCACCCGCTCCACTGGTGCCGCGACTGCGCCCTTTTCGCCATCACCGCGCTCGCTGAGCGAGGCGCGGCATGAACTATCCCAACCTGAACCGGCCTGACCTGATGGCGCTGGTCGGGCAGCGCGTCACTGTAGCCCCCAGGTACGGCGAGTCTTCGACGGGGAAGCTTGTCGCCCTCACCGATCAGCCGTCGCTGATCCTCGACCTTGACGACGGCCATCGCATGGTGTTCCCGCAATACCGGTGCAAGGTGACCTCCGCCAGCGACACCCCGCCCGAACCGCCTTCCTTCGCCACCCCACAGCCGGTCCCGGCGGTTCTCACCTTCCCTGGCCAGGCACCTCTCCACATCACCGCGCGCCTCGGCGTTGATTCGGCTCATGCCGACGGCACGAAGCCCGAAGAGTGGTGGGCGGACCTCAACTTCCATCCCTTCGGCCCGCCCCCGCGCGACGCTGAATGCACCCTCGACCTCGGCGGGACGATCGGCCAAGGCCGCATCCTGGCGGGTTCAACCCGCATGGTCGGCCACGGTTTGCCGCCCACAATCCGCCGCGCTGGCGACCCGCTCCCTACGCCGGAGATCGCAGACTGGGAGCGCGGGCTCCTAGACCAGGGGGCGCGCGCCACGGTAGACCCCGGCGAGCCCGGTCCCGTCTACACCTGGCCGAACGTCCCGCCCACCGCCGACATCGTGACCGGCGCCCGCGTCCACGGCCTCCTCGACCGGCTTGCCGAGACCATGTTCAACAGCATCGACCGCCTCGAACACCACATCGACCAGCGCGCCCAGGAGCGCGCCCAGCCGCTCATCGCCCAAGCGCGCGAGGCCGCGCTTACCGAGATCGAGAGCTCTCGGCACGAGCTGCAGCTCGCCGACGACCTCAACGACGAACTCCGTCGCCAGCTCAAGGCGCTCGATCGGGAGAACCAGATCGCCCGGCAGGGACGGGACGCCGCGAACGCCGCCGTCGCCCGCGTCCGCGCCCTCCACAGCGAAATCCCGCACAAGCGCGGCTCCTGCTACTGCGCCAACCCGTACCCGTGCCCGACCATCCGCGCCCTCGACGGAGAGGAACCCGACCGTGTCTGATCAGCGCTGCCCTGACTGCCATGTGCAGCCCGGCCGCCCGCACGACCTCGGTTGTGACGTGGCCCGCTGCCCGGCCTGCGGTATTCAACTCATCCAGTGCGAGGCCCACGGCGGCGACAGGACTCTGGACGGACTCGCGGTCTGGGCGGTCGCCGCCCCGGCTGTGGCTGACGACTACCGGCAGCGCTGCCACACCGCCGCCCAACGAGCAGCCCTCGCCAACACCGACGGCGTGACTTCGACCAGTCATCTGGCGTGGATCTCCTCGCTCGTGGACGCCGTCCTGGCCGTGCGCGACCAGGACATGGAGACGCTGCGCTCCGAGAACGAGGACCTCCGCAAGCGGGTCCACGAGGCCGAAGCCGACGCACGCCACCTGCGTACGGAACTCCTCGTCCTCAAGCCCGAGCTCGCCCGGCTCCGCGAGAACGCCAACCGTCCCGGCTGCGTCGGCTGCATGGAGCGCGAGCACCAGCGTGAGCTCTGGGCCGAGAGGTCACGCCAGAACGGCATCAGCTACGAGCAGGCCAAGCAGCGCTGGTACGAGGCGAAGGACCGAGCTGAGGACGCGAAGCAGGAGGTCGCCTGCACCGAGGCTGTCATCGAAGACCTCACCAAGCTCGTCCGCGACCTCACCGATCCCGGCCTGTGCGAGGACTTCGACCACCACGGCCACTGCCAGACCCACGGCTGGCTCCAAGACGGCGAATGCCCGCACGCCCGCGCACGCGACATCCTCACCGCCCAGGAGGCAGGTGAGAGACGTGAGTGACGCGATCGCATGGACCTACGCCACCGCCTCCGGCTGGGTCAAGCTCGGGGCCATCATCGATGATGGGCTGGCCTGGCCCGACAACATCCCGGTCACCATGTTCATCACGAACGGCGACGGCCTGGCGCTCGTCCTAACGTGCCCGAGCAAGCCGATCGGGTGGCGGGCGTGGCGAGAGCTGCTCTGGGAGACGCATCCGAGCGCGTCGCGGGTGAAGCGCGAGTACCACCGGCGGCGCCGATGAAGCGCCGCCACACCCCGCGCGGCATCCAGATCCAGATGGAGCACGGCGAAACCTTGAGCCAGCGGATCGCCTGCATCCTGGCGATCATCGACGCCCGGCGCTGGAACGGCGCTGCCCGCGTGAAGTCCGAGTACCACAGGCGGCACCGGTGATCGAAAAGCCTGAAATGCGCACCTTGACCTGGGACAATGGTAAAAGCAAACCCCGGCGACGGCGGCAACCGTCCCGGGGCGTGGCCGACCACCAAGGAGTCGACATGGCCAAGCGTACGTGCACCGTGCCCGAATGCGAACGAGAGACCTTCTGCAGGGGATGGTGCCAGCCTCACTATCGGCGGTGGCTGCATCACGGCGACGTCCAAGCACACATCCCCATCAAGAACATCGATCTGGGGCTCTCGCTCGGCGAGCGTTTCTGGCGCAAGGTCAGCAAGGACGGTCCCCTGGGATGTTGGCTCTGGACGGCGTCGCTCGATGGCAAAGGCTACGGGCAGTTCATCATCATGCGGGCCGATCGCGGTTACCCCCAGCGAGCTCACCGGATCGCATGGGAGCTCCTTCGAGGCCCAATCCCTGACGATCTCGTGGTCGATCACCGATGCCGTAACCGCACCTGCGTGAACCCGGATCACCTGGAGCTCGTGACGAACGAGGAAAACATCGCGCGCGGGCTGTGGACGCCGGTCATCAACACCCGAAAGACGCACTGCACGCGCGGGCATCCGTTCGACGAGGACAACACATACCGGCCGCCGGGCCGCCCGCACGTGCGGCAGTGCCGGACGTGCCAGAAGAATCGCGACAAGGGGAGGCTCCGATGACCATGCCGGAGAACAGTTGTCCGGGGCCGTGCAATTCGCAGGCTCGGCGGCTGCACGACGCCTACGACCAGGCGATCGACCGACACGACTACGAGATGCTCCTCCACCTCGACGCCCTGGAACGCCACCAGCACGCCATTGCCACCTGGCGGGCCCCGCTCATCTACCCGGCCGAGCCCACGCCGCCGGCCCGGCCCGAACCGCCCACCATCCCCGTCCCCGTCGGTGACCCGGTCTGGTGCAGCAACTGCCCGAAGAAGATCCGCAACGCCCTCTACCGGATCAACGAACTCGCCCCCGTCATCTACGCCGACATCACAGGCCACCGCGGCGCCGCCCCCACCGGCCCCAACGGGAGAAGAACGCCCGACTCGAAGACAGTGATCGAACGGCTCGACGAGATGTACGGGGACCTCTCCGCCATCGCCAACTTCTGGAAGGAGTACCGCCGCCACCCCGTCCGGCCGTCCCTGAACCGCGGCGCCGACGCCCGCCAGTTGGTGATCGCGTACCTGCTTGAACAGCTCGACCACATCGTCCTGCACCCAGGCAGCGTGGACTTTGGGCTGAACGTGCTGCTGTGGGAGAAGCGGCTGACGGCGATGGCGAAGGCTGACCCTGTCGCGCGTCATTCGCCGATCGCGTGCCCGCGGTGCCGGGAGCCGAAGGTGTACCGCGGCGATGACGGCTACTACACCTGCAAGTCCTGCGGCCGGCTGCTCAACCAGGAAGAGCACGACCGGCACTTCGCCGCCCAGGCAGAGGAACACGAGCGCGAGCGGCAGGAGGTCAGAGCATGAGCGACCTGACGTCGTGGGTCTGGGTGTCGCTGCCGTGGGCGACGTTCGCGATCGTCACCCGCGGCGGCCTGGTCGTGGATGCGGCGCCGATCGCCCGCTGGACGGTCGGCAAGCCGGAGCGGCAGGTCGCTGACCATTTCAGACGCAAGGGAGCCCAGTTCGCGCGGCTCCCCAACGAGGAGGTTCGAGCATGACGGTTACTACGAGCGCTGTCGCGCACGCCGGCGATGAGAAGCAGGGGATGACGCTCGACGAGTTGGCTGTCTTCGTCGAGAGGGCGCTCCGCTACGACGTCCCCGGCGACACCGTCCTGCGCGTCCGTGTGAACCTCAGGGGCGGGATTAAGCGGATCGAGACACGGACGTGAGCGGGCCCTACTCGCCGGCGGGAGCCTCCGCTGGCGTGTCACTCGCGGCGTCGCGGGCGGCCTTTGCCCATCGGCCGGTCGGTCCTCCCTGGAGGATTTGACGGATGCGGCTGAAGTGGAGGGGCTTGTCGGGAGGGCCGGCGAGTTCGCCGATCTGGGCGAGGGTGAGCCCTTGAGCCTTCAGTTCCTTGGCGGTGGTCTGGCGTAGCTGTGCGACCTCGGCGTTGAACTCCTTGACGGCTTCGAGGGCTTCAGTGGCCAGGCGGATGCGCTTGGCGGGGTCTTCGACGGCGGCGAGGTCGTCGATCATCTTTCGGAACACGGCGGTCGGCCTCCTCATGAGGGGGAGTCTAGAGGTGCCCTCTCAAACAATCTTCGTTAACGAGAAACCGATTAGAGGTTACCTCTTGCATCGATCTATAGGTTACCTCTAACGTTGAAGCATCAGCAAGGGACGAGACGCCAGGGAGAACGAGATGCAGGTTCTGGCCAAGGGAAGCCGAGTCGAGTACCACGACCCCGCGTACGGGCAGGGCACCATCCTCCGCTCCCGCATCGACGGCAAGGGCGAGGACGCCGAGGCCGAGTACCTGATCCGGTGGGACAACGACCCCGACGAGGAGGGCCCCACCTGGTCCTGGTGGATGGAGATCGTCCCCGCCTAGCAGACCTCCGGGCCCCGAGGAGGGGCCCACCTCAACCCCCTGACTCGATCTTGAACACTCCGAGGAGGACGCGATGACGCTCACCGAGACCGCCGCCGCCCGCGACGAGCAGCCCGTGGACGAGCTGACGACCATGCTCAACGACAACCCCGACGCCGGCCCCGAGGTGGCCGACCACCTGCGCGGCCTCGCCCAGAGCGTGGCGCTCGTCCTGTGCGCCATCGCCGAGAAGGGCGGACCCGCCGCCGGGCCGGCTGACGCCGCCTGGGACGCCCTCCAGCCGCTCTTCCCGCTGCTGGCCGAGCTCGGTGAGGCGATGACCGACGACGCCTACCGGCGCGCCATCGCCGCCTGACCATCCCGGGCCCCTCGGGGCCCACCCCCTCTCCCTGACCAAGACCCGCCCCCGCCCCGGACGTAGGAGCCGATATGGCCCGCGAATTGATCGACAAGGACGAGTTCGACGCCCTGACGGACCTCTACCTCTCACACCCCGAGAACTGCCCCTGTCAGACCTGCAGGCGCGTGGACGAACTGATTAACAAGATGTGCATCGAGGCGGGGTGTCGCAACGAGAGTGCACCGGGCCTGTGGGGCTGCCAGGACCACCCCCACCACGCGCCTCGCTGACCTTCTTCCGGTCCCGGTCTCTACCGACCGGAACCACCCCCTCCCGTCCGGGAGCCGCTTTCCCGCCCACCCCTGACCCCACGGAGAACGACATGAGCGACCTCCCCACCTTCGAGCAGATGCGCCGCAACGCCCACCGCCTGCTGGGCGACGCCCAGGACGAACTGCGCTCCGACTGGGCATCCGGCACAGGCCCCACCGACAAGCAGGCAGCCGCCGCCGCTGAGGCCCGCAAGCACATCGCAGCGGCGAAGGCCGCGCTGGACCGCGCCGCCCGCTGACCCCTAACCCCCTGAACGGAGACCGACATGGGCTCATCCCCGAGCGCCTTCCTCGCCTACGGCTACGACCTCGGAAGCGGCGAGAGCTGGAAGTTCCGCGAGACCGACGAGTACGGCTACCTCGACCCCTCGAAGGTCGCCTGGTACGACGACGGCGAGGACGCGGACGGGTTCGTAGAGCAGGCGGAACGTCGCCTCCTCGCGGAGATCGCAGGCTTCACCGAAACGTGGGAGACCTGGTCAGGCGAGGGCAACTTCTTCACCGCAGAGAGTGCAGCTAAGGAGCGCCTCGGCGTCAAATTCGACACCTACAGCTACCACGAGTACCCGATGTACGTCCTCGCCGCCAACGTGATCGAGGTAGGCGACGACCAGGCACTGATCGTCAACCCGAAGGACCTGACGCCCGATCTCGGTGAGGTCCTCAGGTGGAACAGCGCGCTGAGCGCGGCACTGGAAGCGCTCGGGATCACGCCCGAGCAGGAAACCCCGTCCTGGCTTCTCTGCGCCTACTACAGCTAGGCGATCCCTGCGCCCTCTCTCTGTGCTTGGACGCGGGAGAGGGCTACCACCAGACCCTCAACCGATCAAGGAGCCGACATGGCCCTCCAGCATGAGAACCACCACGAGGCTCGCGCCGCGCGGACCCGCGCCGCTGAGCTGATGGCAGCTCTGGGCCGCCACGGCGTCAAAGCCGAGCCGGACGGCTGCTACCTCCCGGTGGCGCTGGTACTGACCTTCGAAGAGGCGGACAAGGTGATCGGCCTGCTCACCGCCTCTCCGGACTCCCCACAGGAAGGCTGAGCCGATGCCGAAGATCGAAGCTCCCGCCGTCCAGGTCGGGCAGGTGTGGGCGTGCAACTCCGTCCGCGAGCAGGGCCGCTCCGTCGAGGTGATCGCTATCCGCGACGACTTCGCCGTCGTCAAGACGCTCACCGACTCTGAGGCTGTTCGCCGCGATCTGGACGCCAACGAACGCTGTCGGCTGGCGGGCTCCGAGGCGCTGCCGGTGCCGAACGCTCGCAGCCGGGTCGGCCAGGCTGGTCGGATCCGTCTGTCGCGGATGCGTCCCACCTTGAACGGCTACCGGCTGGCGGCGGACGCGGCGGTGGTGACGGATGACGCTCTCGCCGCGCTGTTCGCCTCGCCCGACGGCGCCGGCGTAGAGGAGGGGGACCGTGATGCCTGACCCCATCCCGGCAGAAGCCGTACAAGCCGCTCTCCGCGAGCACATGCGTCTCCGCAACGGCGACCCGATGTCCGGAAGCGAGGTCGAGGACGCGGCTCTCATCGCCTTAGACGCCCTCACCCGAGCGGGGATGGTCGTCGTCGCCGCGGAAGACCAGCAGGCGTTGTGGGAGCGCGCCGAGACCGCCGAACACATCCTGTCGCTGCTCACCGCCGAGACTCCTCCTGTCCCTGACGGGACAGACGACGACACTGCCCGGCGTGGCTGGGCTGAACGCACCGTAGACCAGTGGCGGAAGTACGCAGCTCATTGGCGTGCACACGCCGAAACCGCCGGACGCCGCCTCTCTGTGACGCGGAACCGCCTGGACGCTCTCATCGCTGCCGGGTTCGGCGCGACAACGGACACCCTCCGCGAACTGCGTGCCGTTCTCGACGCCACCGACAGCTCAGCGGATAACTGACATTATCCACTGAGTAGACGTAGCATCTCAGCGGATAATGTCGTCTCCGGGTGCCTCTAACCCGCCCCAAAACTCAGCGGATAATAAGGGAGAAGCTGTGGGAGCCTCCGTCATCCCGCTCCACCCTCGCCTCGACACCACAGCCGGCCGCGACGCACTCGCCGCTCTCCACCGCCACCTCGACCGGTGCAAGCTGTCCGCCAACACCGTCCGCGCCTACAAGCGGCAGGCCGGCGCCTACGACGCCTGGCTCGCCGGCCACTCAGCGGACCATGGCGATGCGTTCGCGGACGTGGTCGGCGCCGAGGCCGCGGCCACCGCGTGGCGCCGCCACCTCATCGACTCCGGATCGTCCCCGGCGTCGATCAACCAGGCGCTCGCCGCCGTCACCCTCCTCTACGCCCAAGCCGGCATCCGCCTCGGCGTCAAGCGCGTCCGCATCCCGAAACCCGGCGAACCTGACGCGCTCACCCGCGCTGAGCAGAGCCGTGTCGAGCGCGCCGCCGCCCGCCGCAGCCCGCGTGACCGCGCCATCATCTCCACCTCGCTGTTCGCGGGCGCTCGCGTCGAGGAGTCCGCCCGCCTCGACTACGACGACCTCGTGTTGACCGCGCGCACCGGCAGCCTACGACTGCACGGCAAGGGCGACGAGGTGCGCACCGTGCCGCTGCCGCCGGTCGCCCGCGAGCATCTCGCCGGCTGGCTGGCCGACCGCGGCACCGACGACGGGCCGCTGTGGATCGGGCAGCGCGGCCGACTCACCGTCTCGGGCATCACCCAGGTCGTCCTCGCCGTCGGCGAAGACGCCGGCATCACAGGGCTGCGCCCGCACCGGCTCCGGCACACCTATGCGACCAGGCTGCGCGAGGGCGGCGCGGATCTCGCCCAAATCCAGGCGCTGATGGGGCATGCTTCGCTCGAGACGACCGCCAGGTACTTTCGGGCGGGCGCCGCGGAGCGGGCTGCCGTCGTCGACCGCGTCTTCGAACAGTGAGGCAGTGGAGGGTGCGATGACTGAGCGGTCCCAGTTCGGCGGTGCCGAGTGGCAGCGCCAGTTCCAGGAGTCCATGGCCGACGCAGGGCGCAAGATCGGGGAGTCGCTGGCCCACGCCGGCGGCATCCTCGCCGCCCAGGGCGCGATGGCCTGGGCGTACCGGGGTGACCTTGGCCAGACGCGCCAGGCGCTGGCCGGGATGGGCCCGGAGCAGTTGCGTGAACTCTCGGCCGCCGCGTCGATGCTGGCGGCCTTGGCCGACGAGGAGCTGAGCAGCAGATGAGGAACACGATCACTATCGGCGGCCACGAGGTGAAGGTCGATCAGGGCGAGTACGAGGACTTCGACGGCGACGGCAACCCCGTGACTCGTCCGACTGGCCACAGCACTTGGTGGTGCTCGTGCGGCGCGAAGGGCTCAGGCCCGAACGCGGAGACAGCGCAGGAGATCCGCGACCATCTCGGCATCGACGAGAGCGGGGAGGTGCGTGCCCCAGCTTGACCTGTGAGCCCGCGGCCTGTAACACTCGGTGCCAGCAAAACACGTGTGCCCTCACACCACCTCTGGTGTCGAGGGCATCAGCATTTTCAGGGGGTGCACCATCGACCCCGAGCTCGTCACCGCCATCGAAGCCGCTACCCGACTCCGTCGGAAGCCGGTGACGATCCGGCAGTGGGCCCGCCGCTACCACGCCCGCCAGTACGACCCGGCCGAGCACGGCATGCCCGACGAGCGCGCCAAATACTACGACTACGCCGACCTGGCAACGATCGACGGGTGTATGCGCCGCGGCGAGAACATCCCGGCCACGCCCGAAGGTCGTGACCAGGTGCGCGCCGAGCTGCGCACCCGCTGGCAGGACGCCGCCTAGACCTCCCGCCACCGTTCGATCCGCGCCAGATACTCGTCGTCAGCCTGCTTGATCCACCACGAGCCGACCGGCGGCATCTGGCACAGGATGACCTTCTCGTAGTCCGGCAGGCCGAACAGAGACCCGTCCAGGTCGAGCAGGTAGGCGTGCAGTTCGGGGCGAGGCTTGAGCACCCGCCCCTGATCGTCGCGCTGATCGAAAGCGATCTTGGGTGACTTGTAGCGGGCGTGGACACGCGAGACGACCCACTGGTTGATCGGATCGCCCGCCGGGGCGACCCGTCCGCCGGCACCTCGGTCGTGAGGCCAGTTGTGCAGCTCCACCTGCGTCGCATCCATCCGCACATTGTCGTACACGCGTTCGAGGCATAGTGGGGCGGGGTGAGCCATGGCCACCGTACGACTGTGCTTCGCCCCGGAGGAAGCCCAGTTCGCCGCGTCGTCGTTCCCCGCCTTCAAGATCTTTCAGGGGACGAACTTCCCCGTGAGCGCCCTCGCCTACGACGGCACGTCGAGCGAGCGGGCGTACTGGAAATTCGACCCCATCAACTACGGGTCCGGCAGCATCACCTGCGACATCTACTTCTACAACGACAGCAGCACTGCGGGCGCCTGCGTCTGGGAGGCCGCGCTCGCTGCGATCTCTCCCGAGACGGACACGCAAGACGTCGAGACCAAGGCGTTCGCCACCGCCCAGCAGGTGACGAAGAGCCACCCCGGCACGGTCGCCCAACGCCTCCAGCGGGCCACCATCACTATCGCCAATCTGGACAGCGTCACGGCCGGAGACGAGTGCTGGCTCCGCATCAGCCGCCTGCCCGCCGACGCCGGCGACACCAGCACAGCCGACATGATCCTCACATCGGTCCGGCTGTCCTACTCCGACACCTGACCGGAGGCTGGCGTGGCGGTCCGCATCGACGCCGACGGCGAGCAATACACCCGCTCCCTCGGCCTCGGCTCAGTCACAAACTGGACCGTCACCTGCTGGGCCAAGCTCTCGGTGAACAGGTCCACCACCACCGTCGTCTGGCAAATCGACGACGGCGCCGGAGCCGAGTTCCTCCGAATCAACGCCTGGAACGGCTCCGAGCTGACCTTCCAGTCCGGCGCCGCCGGTGCGTGGTTTGGATTCGCAGGCTTCACGCTCGTCGTCGACCAGTGGACGTATATCGCGCTGTCATCCACCGCCAACCCAGGCCAGACCAGATCGCGCATCCGCCCCGCCGGATCCGCCACCTTCTCTGGCGGCAGCCCCACCCAGACCAACACCACGTTCTCGGCCGGGACGCTGCGGCTCGGCGCCAGCCACACCACCAACCAGTGGCTGAACGGCAGCATCTGCGCCGTCAAGGTGTGGGACACGGCGCTCACCGAGCTGGAGCTGGAACAGGAGTCCTGGACCTATCAGCCGCTGCGCACCACCAACCTGCGCGCCTGGTACCCGCTCCTGAGCCCCTCGACCGTCGACTCCAGCGGCAACGGCGAAACCTTGTCCGGCGGATCCGGAACCACGCTCGACGACGGACCGCCCATCGCATGGAAGCAAGGCCGCCGCCGCACCGCCACCCCCACGACAACGGTCGCCGGAACACTCGCCGGGACGCTACCCGCCGCCACCGCAGCCGCCGCCGGCACCTTAACCGTCGCCGGAACACTCGCCGGAACCGCGCCGACCGCGACCGCCGCCCTGGCCGGGAACCTCACCACCAACTACCTCGCCGGTGTCGTCCCCGCCGCGACCGCCTCCATGGCCGCGGCCGTCAAGGTGACAGCCGCATCAGCCGCGACCCTGCCTGCGGCGACAGGCGCCCTGGCTGGCGACGTCGATATCCCGCTCAACGACATCACCGTCACCCCCGGCACACCGGCCCGCCGCTGGACAGCGGGCAGTCCGGCGCGCGGCTGGGATGCCGGACGCGCGAAACGCGGCTGGACCGCGACACCGCCCACCTGACCGTGCGACGCAGGCGGAGGTGACACCGCGTGCTGCGGATCCCCGCACTGTCGAAGGAGTACGTACCGGTCCCCATCAGCGGGCCGGCCGACCTCTCCTCCCTGCCCGTGCAGATGGCGGTCGTCCCGCAGGGCGCCGACCCGTCGTCGTCGTGGCAGACAGCCGACTGGAGCGACGACGGCACCGCCGCTCTCATCCTGGTCGGCCCTGGGTCGACGATCGGTGCCCTCACCAAGGGGCTAACCTACGACATCTGGGTGAAGATCACGTCCACGCCTGAGATTCCCGTGCTCGGCCCCTTCGACCTGCACATCACATAGAAGGGCGGGCAGACGATGGCATTCCGCCTCCCCACCGGCGTGCGCAACGCCGCTTGTGACGCGATCGTGGACGCCCTCGACGCCGGCGCTGGCGCCGCGACCATCGAGGTCCGGTCGGGTACCCAGCCCGCCACCGCGGACGCTGCGGCAACCGGCACGGTCCTGGCGACGTTCACTCTTGCTGACCCGGCGTTCGGGCCGGCGTCCGGCGGGGGCGCCAACCTGCTGTCCACGCCACGCTCGACCACGGGCAGCGCGGCGGGCACGGCCGGCTGGTTCAGGGCCAAGGACTCGAACGGGAACACCTGCTTCGACGGCAGCGTGGGGACGTCCGGCGCCGACATGAATCTCAACACGTTGACGATCAGCGTCGGCGTGGCGGTGGACCTGACCAGCGGCACCGTCACCATGCCCGGCGGCTGACACGCCGCCCGCCTCTCTCCAACCCCGATATTCCTCGCTGAGATCGTCCGGAGGTACCTTGTCATGCCGTTCAACGACCTCGGCAAGAACTCGTCCCTGAAGTCGGGCACGGGCGGCGGCGTCGCCGGGATCATCACCCATGTCGGGGTGCACTCCATCGCCGACCCTGGCACGTCCGCGAACGCGAACGCGGGCGAAGCGACCGGCGGCAGCCCCGCCTACGCCCGGCAGGCCGTCACCTGGGGAACCCCATCAGCCGGGCAGGTCGCCAACACCGGTGCGTTGACGTTCGATGTTCCATCTGGCACGTACGGGTTTCTGACGTTCTGGAACAACTCGACAGGCAACACCAACAACTACCTCGGCTACGCGCCCATCAACGGCACGACCAAGGGGTTTTTCAGCGTGGACACCACGCTGACGAACGACGCGCTGTTCTCCGTCGGGCACGGGCTCGCCGATGGCGACCGAGTCCAGTTGTTCAACGTGTTCGCCGAGTCGCTGCCGACCGGGCTGACTGAGGGCACCGTCTACTACGCGGTCGGTTCCACCACCAACAGCTTCAAGGTCAGCCTCACCCAGGGCGGTGCCGCGGTCGACATCACCGCCATCGCGGGCGGGGAGGGCTATTTTCAAAAAGTCATTCCCGAAACCTTCGGCTCGCAGGGGCAAATCACTGTCGCTGTTGGCGCACTCGTGCTGGACGCAACGGGCATATAATTAGAAAATGCTTCCCTCTGACCGATTCTGGGCCAAGGTGGATAAAGCTGGACAGTGCTGGAACTGGACAGCCGCAACAACACATGATGGCTACGGCAGGTTCAAGGTTGCGGGAGCCACGGTCTGTGCTCACAGGTGGGCATATGAGCAGATAGTCGGAGATATAGCGGAAGGTCTGCAACTAGACAATCTCTGCCGGAACCGTCGGTGCGTGAACCCGGAGCATCTAGAGCCTGTCACCTGTCGCGAGAACTTACTGCGAGGGAACACCCTTCAGGCCGACAACGCCACTAAAACGCATTGTAAACACGGGCACGAATTCACGCCAGAAAACATCATCGCTCGCGGCGAGAGAGGGCGAGAGTGTCGTGAATGCAATCGGCAACGCTCCCGCGAGTATCAGCGGGGGCGGGCGAAGGTGTCTAGAAACACCACGGCGTGACGCAGTGTCTAGCTGTGCATTGGCCCTCGACGCCACCGGCATCTGAGTTCTCTGATGGCGCGGCAGAACCTGTGCCCGAACCCCGCGGCCGACAACAACGTCACTGGCTGGACTGGCGGCGAAACACCGGTCCGCGCGGACGTGACCGGCCTTGGCTTCCCCCGGACGTGGGCGGCCAGATACAGCACGTCAACGTTCATGTTCGGTCCGACCGGGGCCGCGACAGCGGGGCTCGCCTACACCGTCAGCGTCTACGTCCGCCCGGACAATTTCACGGTGGGCGGCACGCTGGCAATCCAATGGCTGGACGCAGGCTCCAACGAGGTCAGCGAAACCACCACCGCGTTCCCGCCCGCGCCAGCCGGAGCCGCCACACGAGTAAGCATCACCGGGACCGCACCAACCAACACGGTCGCGCTTCGGCTGCTGGCGTTCAGCGAAAACTACGCCGCCAATCCATGCTCGTTCTCCGCGGTCCTGTATGAGCAGGCGGGGTCGCTGGCCAGCTACTTCGACGGCAACACGGCCGGGGCGAGCTGGGACGGCGCCGCGGGCAACAGCACCTCGACGCTGCTCGACGCGACTGTAGCGGTCCCCCTGCAACGCCGCCCCCGCATCGGGGCGCTGCTCCAGCTCTAGGAGGTCACCATGGCCGCTCAGCGCGGCGTCTACACCGTGACGTTCCAGGCGCAGACGGTCGCCGCAGCGTCCGGCGACTACGACCTGTTCGAGCTGGACGCCGCCGCCGGGAAACCGATCGAGATCGTCGCGTTGAAGCTGGGCAACAAGTCGGAGGTCGGCGACGCCCAAGAAGAGATGCTCGAGTACTCGATCGTCCGCGGGAACACCACCACCGGCAACGGCACGGCGACGACTCCACGGCCGATGGACCCAGCCGACGGAGCGGCCAGCTTCACGGCCAAGACCCTCGGCTCGACCCCGGCCAGCGCAGGCACGCCGCTCACGCTGGTGGCGGACACGTTCAACCTGCGGGCCGGTCTGCCCGAGGTGTATCCGGAGCTGATGAGGCCGAAGACGGCGGAGGCGGACCTGCTGTGCGTCCGGCTGGTGACGGCGGTCGCCGACGACATCACCCTGTCCGGCACGGTCTGGGTGCGAGAGCTGTGATGGCCGATGCCGCTGTTCGGGCCTGGCCCACTCCCGCCACGCCGGTCACGCCGCCTCATCGTCTGGAGTTCGGGAGGTGTCGTGGCTGACAGCGCGGTCCCGATCACCCCCGGCAGCGGCGCCAACATCGACACCTACCAGCTCGCCGCCGGCGACCACCAGCAGATCGTCCGCGAAGCACGGGCGACCGCGGTCACCACCAACTCGTGGACGGTGTCCACCACGGCGAGCAGCAGCCAGATCGCGGCGGACGCGAGCCGGGTCGCGGTCGTCATGGTGTCCCTCGCCAACGCTCGGGTGTGGCTGCGCTTCGACTCGACCGCGCCCACCTCCACCAGCCATCACTGGTATCTGGACCCGGGCGACCGGTACGAGGTGCCGCCGGAGATGGCCACGCTGGCGGTCAGCATGCTCGGCCAGGCTGCGGGCGGCACCATCCTGTCGACGCTTGCGACGGCGGGCTGACATGGGCGTCTACCCGCGGGTGCAGTACACGAATCCGGACATGTGGAACACGTTCGGCCACTCCTACCTGCAGTTCACCGGCGGCGCCGTGGACCAGACCGGCAGACTGGATGCGATCTTCCGGGCGATGCTGGACATCGAGTACACCAACTGGCGCAACAGGGCCGTGTCCGGTGCCCAGCTCGGGCTGCAGGGCCGCAAACTCGGCGGGTTCGGACGGGTGTTCCAGGAGAACGGCAAGAACACCGGCCGGACGGGACCGTACACCGCCGATGGTGGCGCGCTGCTGCTCTGCTACGGCATCAACGACCTCGGCAACAACGGCACCGGGCCCAGCACCTTCAATGCGGTGCGGACGAACTTCATCCACACGATGCGGGCATGCATCTCTCTGTGGCGGGCCGCGAGGGTGTGGGACGACACCTCCGCCACCGGCATCGCCTACGGGGCCGGATTCACCCAGGTCAACGGCACCGCCGACTGGTCATTCGGCAACAGCACCCGCAGCGCGACCGCTCTGACGAACGCCAACCTGACAATCACCCTGCCGTCCGACTACGCAGGCGAAGTCGTCGCGATCTGCTTCGACGGGCAGTCCACGAACGGCGGAACTGTCACGTTCGGCGGGACCGCGGGCGTGACCGGCACCTTCTCTGTGTCGAACATCAACAACGTCCTGTTCAACCACTCCAAGTGCGTCAAGCGGATCACGAACCTGACCGCGGCGAACGCCGGCCAGACCATCACCGTCACCGTCACCTCGCTCGACTCCGGCGGCACCGTCAGCTTCGACTGCTGGTGGCTGGAGGCCAAGGCCGCCCCGCCGATCATCGTGTGCAACGTCGCCCGACTCACACCTACCGGGTACGGCATCTACAGCAACTGGACCGGCACCGAAGCCTCGAAGGACGCCGAGGTCCTGGCCCTCAACGACGACATCAACGCCCTGGCCGCCGAATTCGACTCCATGGTCCAGGTCGCCGACCTCGACTCCGCGATGGGCAAGAATCCGGCCTACTTCTGGGATGGGCTCCACCCCAACGAGCTCGGCGCCGCGCGCTGTGCCGACGCGTGCATGACCGCGCTGCGCCGCATGACGCCGACCACCGACATGGGCATCGCCGTCAACTTCAACGTCCCCAGCCCCAGGCAGGGCAGCATCGTCCGGCCGCGCATCTCCGGCCAGTACTACACCGCCGAATACCGGGCCTCGGGCACGAACTACACCCCGGTCGCCGGCGATGTCTGGGCGCTTCCCTTCAGCATCAGCCAGGGGCGTGAGCGGTACATCCGGATGTGCATGCGCCTGGCCGCGGGCGGCACCGTGGCGGGGACGCTTCGGTGGGGCATTTACGACGACGTCGGCTGGACCGGCTACCCGCAATGCCTGGTCACGGAACTGACGACCGCGGGAGCGCTGAACCTCGGCACCGCCACCGGGCAGGTCCAGTCCCCGGCCATCCCGTCCGCAGGCAGCATGAACATCACCCTGGACCCGGGCTTGTACTGGCTGTGCCTCAAGGTCATCACCATCGGTACCAGCCAGACCTATGAGACGTTGGCGGGGCCGATGCCGTTCTTCATGCCGAACCTCACCACCGCGGGCGCCCGGCAGACACCCGCCGGCTGGAAGTTGACCGGGCAGGGCACGACCGCGCTCGCAGACGTGTTCCCGTCGGGGGCCGCGCTGTCGGACAACGCCCCACTCATCGGCATGCAGCTCTTCTAGCAGGGGGAGGCGGGCGTGCCGATCCTGCTGCTGCCCCGCTCCAGCGGGACGACCGCCACCGCGATAGCAGGACGGTCCGCTGCAGCGCTGGCCGCCCGCGCAACGTCCGCCAAGACGAGCCGAAGCACAGGCGTCGCGCCCGTGGCCGCCGCCGGACTGGCAACGGCCAGGAAGGTTGCCGCGGTCTCCTGCCGCGCCACCACCGGGCTGGCCGCGAGCAGTACGGCGAGCAAGGCTGGCAGAACGGCCGCCGTCAGCGGCGTCGCCGCCGTCTCGAGCGTCGCCGCCCGCAAGACCGCGAGCAGCATCTCCGCCGCGGCGATGGCCGACACCTCCTCCACCGCGACGCGGAAGACGGCGGACAGCAGCACACGCTCGGCGCTTGCTACAGCGGCGACCTGCACAGTCTCCAAGAGGGCGACGACGGCGGCCCGCGCCGAGAGCACCCTGGCGGCGACTGCGGTAGCCGGCCGGATCGCGATGGCTGCGGCGAACTCGCAGCTGGCCCAGGCGGGCACGTCGACCATCAGGAAGACGACCGCGATCGTCGCCGCGAGCCGAACCGCGCTGGTCGGCAGCGGAACGGCTGCCGCTCGCAAGCCTGCGACTGCCACCACGGCAGCCGCCATCGCCAGTGGTGCAGGATCTGGTAAGGCGGCCCCATCGGCAAGCACGGCAGGGTTCGCCCTGGGCGGCCGTGCCGCAGCCTCCAAGACCTCGACACCGGCAGCCCGCAGCTTTTTCTCCATCACGGTGGCCGTGGGCGTACGTCACCTTGCCGTTGCGACAGGCCGGTCGCAGGTCGGCTCAACGGCCCGCGCTCAGCTCGTGAAGCTGGCTGCTGTTCAGGGGCGTGCGCCGCTCGCCTTGCGGGCGTCGGGGGTGGCCGGCGGTGTCGCCACCATCGCGGTCACCGCCACCACGAGCCTCGCCACCGCCGGCCGGGCCGCCGCCGGGAAGACGACGCGTGCCGCCGCCACTGGCAGTACGGCGCTCGCAGGGGCCGCCGCGGCAGGCAAGAGGACCGGGATATCCGGGCGGTCGCTGCTGGCGCTGTCGGCCCGCCGCTCGCAGACGATCGTCCGGACGGTCGGCGCCGCCTGCCAGAACCTTCTCGCCACGTCGGGGACCGCGGCCAAGACGGCGCGCACCGCAGGATTCACCCCCGTCGGCGTGACCGGGGCAGCGACAGCCCGCCGAACGGCAGCCGCGCACACGACCATGGCGATCCTCGCTGCAGCCCGAGCGGCTACGGCACGCCGCGCCCTCGCCTCAAGCACGTCCCTCCTGGCCGCGGCCACGACCGGGACCGCGTCCCGCACCGCCTTCGTGGCCGGCAGCCAGCACCTGGCGTTGGCCGCGGCTTCCTCACCCGGCCGGGCCGCCGCCGCAACAGGCACCACAACTCTGCTTCTGTCCGCGCATGTGGCGCCGGCCAGCGAGATCGGGCCCGTCGTGATCCCGCCCGTCGGGACGCCGCGCCTGGCCTACCCGTCCGGGGCTGTCCGGCTGCAACGACGCGCCCCCGGGCCGCCCGCTCTGGAGTGGGCGGTCGGTCCGCCACGAACGGGAGGGCAGTGATTGTGCCGTACATGCCTGCCTCGTCGAAGGAGGACGTGTTCGTCCGCTGGTACGGCGACGCTGTGGGGCAGCCCGTGCAGATCGCGATCGTCCCGGTCGCCGATGGGGAGCCCAGCGATTCTGCCTACCAGGCGGCGTCGTGGCTGGGAGATGAGGCGACGGTGCTGGTCGGCGCGGGCACGGCCTTCGATCTGCCGCCGGGCGAGTATGTGATCTGGTCGCGGGTGACGATCGGGTCTCGCCGCCCGGTTCGCCGGTCGGGGATTCTGACGGTGGGGTCGGCGTGACCACGCTGTCGCCCTGGGCGTACGCTGCCCAACTCTTCCAGCCTCGCCCGCGCCGATGGGCGACCCCGGGCGACCTGGCGAAGGAACTCGACCCGACTACCGTTCAGACGCCGGCGCTCGACGTCATCGACCGCGAACTCGTCGCCCTCGCCGACGGCGACATCGACCGGCTCATGGTCTTCATGAGTCCTCAAGAGGGCAAGTCAGTGCGGGTCTCGCACCGTTTCGTCGAGTGGCTCCTGGTCGAGAACCCTGACCTGCGCGTCGCCATCGTCTCCTACGCGGACGAGATGGCCCGCCGATGGGGCAGCGATATCAAGCTCGACGCCCAGACGTTCAACGGCGACGACGACACCGTCGACCTCGGCATCCGGCTCCGCGCCGACAGCCGAGCAGCCGGACGGTGGCAGATCGAAGGGCGCAAAGGCGGCGTGTACTGCGTCGGCGTCGCTGGCGCCCTGACCGGTAAGCCGGTTGATGTCCTCGTGATCGACGACCCGTTGAAGGACCTGGAGCAGGCTCAGTCCGCCGCCTACAGGGAGCGGGCGTGGCGGTTCTGGCAGGCCGTCGCCGTCCCCAGGTTGGGGCCAGGCTCGAAGGTGGTGCTGGTACAGACGCGCTGGCATCAGCAGGACCTTGGCGGCCGACTGCTGGAGCAGGACCCTGGCCGGTGGCGGGTGGTCAGCATCCCGGCCGTCGCCGAATCCGACGATGACCCGCTCGGCCGCCGGCCTGGCCAGCCGATGCAGTCGGCTCGCGGCCACCGCGACTGGGCGAAGATCCGGTCCGACGTCGGTGAGTACGTGTGGGCCGCGCTCTACCAGCAGCGGCCCGCCCCGGCTGACGGCGGCCTGTTCAAGCGGACCGGGCTCCGGCACTGGACGAAGGGCGCAGCTGAGCGACTGCTGCTCGGCGAGCGGCTCCTGGACCTGCGTGACTGCTGGAAGTTCCTCACCGTCGACCTCGCCGCCAGCACCCGGACATCGGCCGACTACACGGTGGCCGCGGTGTGGGCGATCGGCCTGGACGGCGACCTCATCATGCTCGATGGCATCCGTGAACGACTCGACCCGGCCGGGCATTGGCCGGCGGTGCGTGCGCTCCGGGAGCGCTGGTCGGCGGACGTGGTCTTTGTCGAGTCGCGCATGTTCGGCACCACGCTCGTCTACGAGGCGGGCCGCGCCGGGGTGCCGGTGCAGGAGCTGCACGCTGACATGGACAAGGTCACTCGGGCGTTGCCTGCCACGGCGCGGGCCGGGGCCGGGCAGCTCTGGTTCCCGCCGGAGGACCGGTTTCCGGAGTGGCCGGACTGGCAGGACGAACTGCTCGCCTTCCCGAACGCGGCGCACGACGACGTCGTGGATGTCGTGGCGTACGCCGCGCGGGTGGCCGGGGCGCACTGGCTGCCGTCGGAGACCGCAGCCGAGGTGGACGCTCGCCGGTCGGCGGCTGTGGCGGAGGACGTGATCGGGCAGGCGTACGCGGCGGCTACCGGCTCTGGCGGGGGCCTCGACTTGATGTCGCTGGACTACTGATCGCGCTGGCTGTCTCGTTCGCGCCCTTCCGGCTGCTGGCCGGATGCGCCTTTCAAGCCGGATGGCTACCGGTGCTGGGCGGGGCACTCGCCAGCCCGCAGCGGCGAGACGGCCAGACCTCACTCGATCAGCTCTACAGCCCGGAGGTGATCGCCATGACCAGGCCCGCCGCCGTCCCCGTCCTCCTGCAGGTCGGCAACATCACCGCCACGATCGGCGCCGTAGAGCTGCCGCTCGTCGCTGGCCCGATCACGCACGCCTCCCCAGGACTCCAGTTCGCGAACTTCACCGTCGATCACACCGAGTTCCGGCGCAGCCTCGCGGACCTGCTGCGCAACGTCGCCGACGAACTCGACAAGGGGGCCGTCGATGGCTAGCGCCCCCACCCGTGACCTCGGCTACCTCGACGCCTCCTTCGGGCTCTGGTTGGGCGAATGGCTCGAAACCATCCCCGACCTCATCTGGCCCCAGTCAGTGCAGACGTACGCGCGGATGCGGCACGACCCGCAACTCACCGCCGTCCTGTCCGCGTACACGCTGCCGATCCGCCGCGCCACCTGGGCCGTAGACCCCGCCGGCTGCCGCGACGAAGTCGTCCAGCTCGTAGCCGACGACCTCGGCCTCCCGATCCTCGGCGACGACGCCGAGCCCGGCCCAGCGCGACGGCGCGGCGTCCGCTGGGCCGACCACCTCCGCCTCGCCCTCCAGAGCTTGGTGTATGGGTTCATGCCGTTCGAACGCAGATACGCGATCGTCAACGGCCAGGCCCGGCTCGTCAACCTTGGTGAGCGGCTGCCGCACACCATCGGCGAGATCAAGCTCAAGCGGGACGGCAGCATCGAATCCGTCCAGCAAGACCTCGTCCCCGCCGGGCAGCCGATCCCGGCCAACCGGCTCGTCTGGTATGTGCGGGAGCGGGAGGGCGCCAACTGGGCCGGCCGGTCCATGCTGCGCGCCTCGTACGGACCATGGCTGCTCAAGCACGAGGTGTGGAGAGTCCACGCCACCAGCATCCGCCGGTTCGGCATGGGCGTCCCCAACGTCGAAGCGCCCGCCGGTGCGACACCCGGCCAGGTCCTCGAAGCGCAGCGCCTCGCCTCCGCGATCCGCGCAGGCGACCAGTCCGGTGTCGGCCTCCCGCAAGGGTTCAAGCTGAACCTCACCGGCATGACCGGCAGCGTGCCGGACGCGATGGCGTTCATCGAATACCTCGACCAGCAGATGAGCAGGAGCGCCCTGGCAGGGCTGCTCGACCTCGGCCAGACCCGCAACGGGTCGCGGGCGCTCGGCGACACCATGCTCGAAATGTTCGTCCTCAGCCTTCAAGCGGTCGCGGACGAGATCGCCGACACCGCCACCTCCGGCCAGCCCGGCATGGACGGCATCGTCACCCAGCTCGTCGACTACAACTGGGGCGAAGGCGAGCCCGCGCCGCGCATCGTCGTCGGCGACGTCGGCTCCCGGCAAGAGGTCACCGCCGAGGCGCTGGACACGCTGATGCGGTCCGGCGCCATCTCCCCGGACCCGCAGTTGGAGGCGTTCGTCCGCCGCGAGTGGAAGCTGCCCGAGCGCAACGCCGCCCCTACTCCGCCGCCCGCGCCGGTGACGGCTCGAGCTCGCCGCCGACTCCCGCACAAGCGCACCGTCGCCGCGGCCGTGTCGGAGGGCGACCGACGCCCCCTGACCGACCTCGAAAGGCAGGCAGGGTTCGACCCCGACGCGCTCCAGGCGTCCTGGCAGCAGGCGCTCGACGACCTGCTCGCCGCCTGGCAGGCCATCTCCGAAGGGTGGCGGCTCGACCTGGCCGGACAGATCGCGGCCATCGTCAACGGCGGCGGGCTGCAGGCGCTCGCCGACATGACGCTCGACGCCGCCGACGCGGCTGAACTGCTGCTCGTCGCCATGGTGGAGGTGGCGGAGGCGGCTGCCGCGCTGATGGTGGCCGAGGCCGCAACCCAAGGGGTCGCCCTGGTGCAGCCGCAAGTGGATGAGAGCCGGCTGGGTCAGATCGCTGACACGATCGCCGCGCTGCTCGCCTCCTGGCTGTCCGGCGCCGCGGCCCGCGAAACGCTCCGCCGCGCAACCCCGGACGCCAGCGGCGACCAGGTGGCTGCCGATGTCACCACCTACCTGGAGGGCTTGTCGGACGCGTTCCTGCGCGAGCAGTTCGGCGCCGCCCTCTCCACTGCGCAGTCTGAGGGCCGGTTCGCGGTGCTCGACGACGCACCCAACGCCCAGTACGCCAGCAGCGAGATCTTGGACAACGCGACCTGCAAGCCATGCAAGGAGCTGGACGGCACCGTCTTCGACGACCTCGCCGCCGCGAAGGCCGCCTACGCGAACGGCGGCTACATCGACTGCGAAGGCCGTCTGCGGTGCCGCGGCATCATCATCGCCCTCTGGCCGGAAGGAGCGTGACGTGGCTGATCTCGTCGTGCCGTCCGCTCCGGCGTTGGCGACGCTGCCGAACGTCGAGTTGATGCACACCGGCACCTGGAACATCTCGACCGGCGTCGTCACGTTCACTCGCGACGACCTCGCCAATGCCGTCGCAGCCCTCGACTGCCCAGCCGTCCGCCGCCCCGTGTTGAAGCTGGGGCATCAGGAGCCGGATCCGGTGCAGGGGATGCGGTGGGACGGCGAACCGGCGGTCGGCTACATCGCCAACATGGCGGTCGCCGAAGGTGGCCGCACCCTGGTCGGCGACTACGCGGGCATGCCCGGCTGGCTCGGCGACGTCATCGCCTCCGCCTACCCCGACCGGTCCATCGAGGGCCAGTTCGATCACGTCTGCCAGATGGGCCACACCCACCCGTTCGTGATCACCGCCGTCGCCCTCTTGGGGGTGGTTGCTCCCGGCATCGGCACCCTGCAATCGCTGCAGGACGTCGCAGCCCTGTACGGGGTGGCCGCTGCCCGCCCGTCTGGCGACATGGTCGCCGTCACCATCCACGCCGCCGCCCTCCGGGAGGACACCGTGCCCAACCCCCGCGCCCCGCAGGTCGCCGCCGGGGTCACCACCGAAGACGTCCGCAGAGCCTTCTACGGCTCCGACTATGGGCGGAGCTGGGACATTTGGATCGAGTGCATCGAACTCGACCCGATGCAAATCATCACGATCGACGACTCCACCGGCGGCCGATCCCGCGTCCCCATCACGATCGGCGACGGCGACGGAGAGGCCGCGGTGTCGTTCGGCGACCCCGTCCCCGTGGTGATCCGCTACGAGGACGCGCCGACGGTCGCCGCGTCCGCCGATGCTCCGCGGGTGATCCGGTACGGGTCGCGCGCCGAGTCCCGCCCTGATCCCGCGCCCGCCGCATCCGAGCCGGCCACCGAGCCTGTCGCCGTCGAGCCTGTCGCGCCGTCGGCGCCCACGAATGTTCCCCCGGTCGAGCCGGCCGCGGGGCCCACCCCACCAACCGAAGGAGCGACTATGGCTCTGGACGAGGGCCTGCGTGAGCGGCTCGACCTTCCGGTCGACGCTGACGACGAGGCCATCCTCGCCGCTGTCGAAGACCTGCTCGACAAGGCCACCGCGCCGCCCGAGCCCACCCCCGAACCGCAGCCTCAGCCGGAGCCGGTCGCTGCCGCTGCGGCGCTGCCGCCCGGCACCGTCGCCATCGACGAAGCCACACTCGCAGACCTGCGCGAGAAGGCCGAGCAGGGCGTCGCAGCCCGCGCCCGCCAGCTGACCGAGGACCGCGACCACGCCATCGCAGCAGCCATCAACGAAGGCAAGACGCTGCCCGCCCGCCGCGAGCACTGGGAGAAGGCGTGGGCCGCCGACCCCGACGGCACCCGCCAGATGCTCGCCTCCCTCGCGCCCGGCCTCGTGCCGCTCGAAGACGTCGGCGAGCCGGGCGGCGAGCCCACCAACGACGACGAGGACGCCTTCTACGACCGCGCCTTCTCGAAGCCCGGAAAGGCGGTCTGATCATGGCCGACTACCTGCCCGTCTACCTCAACGGCGTCGAGCCCTTCACCATGACGGCGTCCGCGCCGATCACCGGCGGCCAGGTGCTGTACGCGTCCGGCGTCGGCACCGTCGCCCCCACCGCCGGCGCCAACGGTGCCGCGATCGGCGTCGCCCAGAACGACGCCTCCTCCGGCGGACTCGTCACCGTGTGGCCGATCAGCGGCGTGATGCACGAGACCACCAGCCCGGCCGGTGTGACCGCGGGCGCCGCGCTCACCTCCTCGACTGCGGGCGGCGTCGACTCCGGCACCCTCGCCACGATCGCCGCCGCAGGCACCCACATCGGCACCGCGCTGACCACGGCTGGGGCGGGCGCGAAGACCCGCTGGATCGGCCGCTAACCCCCGAAAGGAACTGGCATCATGCCTGTGAACCCGCCCCAGGCTCCGTCCCTTTCGGGCGACCTGGTCACCATCCACCGGCTACTGCAGTCGCCGACGCAGCTGCAGCGGCGACTGCGCACGCTCGCCGACATGCGGTTCGTCGCCGACAAGATCCTCACCCAGCGGTTCCGCAGCTCGGGCGGCGCCGTCCTCTACGAGGTGTCCGAGCCGATCACCACCTCCCGCCCGGTCGAAGCCGTCTCCCCCGGCAGCACCTACCCGTACGCTCCCGCGCTCGACGGCGCCGCAGCGCTCGCAGCGGTGCAGAACTGGGGGCAGGCGACCCGCCTCACCGACGCTGCGATCAAGCGGCGGGTGCGCGGCGGCGACGAACTCGACCGCGTGCTGCGCAAGGTGATGAACACCGTCATCCAGAAGATCGACGCCCTCGCCATCGCCGCCGTCGCCTCCGCCGTCAGCGCGACCGTGGACGCCGACAACTTCGGCGGCGCCTGGAACGGCACCACCCCCAACGTCCTGCGCACCATCGAAGCCGCGAAGGCAGCGATCCGCGACCTGGACATGGGGTACGAACCGGACACGATCCTGCTCTCCTCCGAGATGTACGCGATCCTCGCCTCGGACGACAAGGTCAACAACCTGCGCAGGCGGGAGACGACCGACAACCCGATCTACGGCGGCGACATCGAAATGATCGCCGACCTGGTCGTCGTCACCGCCCCCGCCGCCCGCCTCCCCACCAACGACGTCTGGGTCCTGGACAGCACCCAGCTCGGCGGCATGGCCGACGAAACCGACGCCGACCCCGGCTACGTGGTGGCCGAGATGGGCGTCCAGGTCCAGACCGAACGGGTCGCCAAGGCCGACGCGTGGGACGTGTGGGCCCGCCGGTTGACCGTCCCGGTCGTGCAGGAGCCCGGCGCTGCCGTGCGCATCGTGGACGCGAAGGACTGATCACCATGGCGAAGACCTATCGAGTGGTCGGCGCGTGCGTCACCAACCTGCCCGTCAGCACCGCACAGGGCACCCAGCTCGCCACGTTCTACACCGGCAGCATCCTCCCAGAAGCGGTCCCGGCGGACCGCGTCAAGCACCTGCTGTCCGTCGGCCTCATTGAGGAGGTGCCCGGCGAGGCGAAGCCGACCGGCGCCACCCCGACCGAGCCCACCGCGACGGGCAGCAGCCAGCAGACCCAGCCGCCGGACACGGTGAACGGCCGCTCCTCCAAGGGCGACCTCGTCGAATACGGCGTCGCCCGCGGCGCCAACCGCGACGAGCTGGACAACATGACCCGCGAGCAGCTGCTGGAGCGGTACGTCCGCACCCAGCAGTCATAGGCGTGGCCTGGCCGGCGGTTCCCCCGTGGCCGTCGGCCAGGCCGCCACAACTGCACAGGGAGGAGATCGGTGATGGCTGAATCGTGGGCGCCCACGCTGGAGCAAGTCGCCGACCACATCCCCACCCGCACCCGCAGCGCGGCGACACCCGGCTCCGACACCCTGCTCGGCACGTTCAGCGCCTCGACAACACCGACCGACGAGCAAGCCACCCGGCACATCCGGTACGCCTGCTCCGAAGTGCTCGCCGCGATCGGCAGCCTCCCGCCCACGCCCACCCACCTGGCCGAACTCGCGGCCGAGGCCGCGGCGCTCAGAGCCGCCGCCGACATCGAGCTCGCCTACCCGCGCAGGCAGGCGGATGTGTCCGTGTACGAGCAGCTCAACGCGCGCGCGGTCGCCGCGCTGCAGCGCCTGATCGACGCCGTCAACGATGCCGGCTCGGGCCCTGAAGGGTCGTTGCTGCCGCAGTGGTCGATGCCGCTGCCCGGCTGGCCTGGCGACTACCCCCTGTAGGAGGCGCATCGTGGCAGGCAAGGGCGGGCGCGGATTCCGTATCGACTTCAACGAGGCCGAACTCGACCGGCTGCTACGTGGCCCTGAGGGGCCTGTCGGCAGGCGGATGGCGCGTTATGGCGAGGTCGTCGCCCAAGGCGCGAAACGCCGCGCACCCGTCTCCCCGCGCGGCTCCGGCGGTCGCCCGTCCGGCTACCTCCGCTCAAAGATCGGCTGGGAGCTTCACCGCGACGTCATCGGCCTGTACGTCGACATCGCCTCACCAGCCGAAACGCCGCAGGGCGAGCCGTACGGACTGTTCGTCGAGGTAGGCACACGCCCTCACATGATCCGGCCAAAAAACCCGCGCGGCTGGCTCCGCTGGACCGGCGCAGACGGGCGCGTCCACTTCGCCAAGAAGGTCAAACACCCCGGCACGAGAGCACAGCCGCACCTTCGGCCCGCGCTCGAAGACCTGCGCGGAGCCTGACATGCCCGGCTACATCCCCGCGATCACCGTCGTCCGCGACTGGCTCAACAGCCTCGACACGCTCGTCGGCCCCGGCCGGCCGCTCGCGCAAGGAGTCTTCCGGGAAGGCATCCGCTCCGCGGCGGACGGCGCCTACGCGGTCATCTCCCGCATCGGACGGGCCGGCGACCTCGTCTCCGAGGACCTGCTCGACAGCCCCCGCATCAGCGCCAGCATCTACGCGGGCACCGACACCGCGGCCGAGCTCGCGGCGGTCGCCTACGCCAACACCCTCGCCGCCCTCACCGGCGCCGCGACGGCGATGGGCGACCACCAGTGCCTGATCGCCGACGACATCGTCGGCCCGCTGCTCGTCGACAACCACGACAGCGAACGCGAGGAGTGGCAATACCTCGTCGATGCGTCGCTCTACCTGCAGTAACGCCCCCGCCTGACCTATCTGGAGGTTCCTTTCATGGCGGCTCTCACCCTCCAGACGCTGGTGCCTGGCGGCTCAGCGTCAACACTCGTCGCCGCGTCCGGCGGCGGCGACACATGCGCCGCCGGAGACGGCGTCTTCCTCGAAGTCAACAACGGCAACGCCGCAGCGAGGACCGTCACATTGGCGACGCCAGGCACCGTGGACGGGCTCGCCATCGCAGACCGCGCCATCACCATCCCCGCTGGTGAACGCTGGAAGATCCCTGTCGGCCGCCTGTATGCGGCGGCGGACGGACAGTGCGCCATCACCTACACGCCGGACGCCGCGAGCGTCACCATCGGCTGCTTCAAGGCCGCATGATGGCCGCCCCCAACCGCCGCCCCGCCGCCGAGCAGCAGGCCGCGCAGAAGCCGACAGCCCCCCCGCCGTACTACATCGCCGTCGAGCCGCTGTTCATCGACGGCAACCAGTTCGCCCGCGCCCACAACCCCGGCGACATGGTGCCTGCCGACCACGTGGACCGGTTCGGCTGGCACGCCAACGTCCGGCCACCGGACGGCTACGAAACCGCAGACCAGCCCGCCGACGGCAAGGACGCCGGCAACCCAAGCGAGCCTGAGACCCCCGAAGGCCAGGCCACCACCACCGGAAAGGGTGAAGCCTGATGGCTCGTGGAAACCCCGGCAACCTGGCGCTCGGACCGGGCAGCCTGTACATCGCCGCGCTCGGCACGCCGGAGCCGACCGACCTGACCACACCGTGGACGACCGTATCCGCAAACTGGTTCGCGCTCGGCTACACCGACGAAGGGTCGACGTTCAACTACTCGGTGGACTCCGAGAACGTGGAGGTCGCCGAAGAGCTCGACCCGGTCGCCGTCGCCCTCACCTCCCGCGAGCTGTCGCTGGCGTTCGCGCTGGCGGAGATGACCGCCAAGAACCTGCAGCGCGCCCTCAACGGCGGCACCATCACGAGCGGCGCCGGGATCGTCACCTTCGAACCGCCCGACCTGGGCGAAGAAGTGCGGGTGATGCTCGGCTGGGAGTCGGAGGATCACACCGAGAGGTGGATCTACCGCAAGTGTCTGCAGGTCGGCAACATGGAGGTCGCCCGCGCGAAGGGCGCCGCCAAGGCCACCATCTCGTGCGAGTTCAAGCTGGAGCGGCCCAGCGCCGCCAAGAGCTTCAAGGCGATCATGACGACGGCTCGGGCGGCGTGATGGCGAAGCGCTCCTACACCTCCAAGCAGAAGGCCAGCAGCGGCGACAACGCAGTCCCCGCAGTGTCGTTCGAGCTCGACGCCGTCGAATTCGTCGGCGACGGCGCCATCTCCACCATGGACTTCGCCGAATACGCCCGCCTCGCAGCCCAGGGCGTCGACTCGCAGAACCCCGCCGGGATGGCGATCATCGCCGACGTGTTCCTCGGCCTGCTCGGCGAACAAACGTATCAGCGGTTCCGCGCCCACACCCGCAGCCACCGCACCGACGACGACACCCTGGTTGCGATCCTGCGCGACATCATCCAGGACGCCACCGAAGCAGCAACAGCACGCCCTACACAGAGGCCCTCGGACTCGCCCAATGGGCCGCAGACCGCCCAGGGTACTGCGAGGGTCGTTTCGCTCTCGCGGGCCACAGTCACCGAGGTCGAACAGGTTCCACAGCAGGAGACGGAGACGGTGTCGACGCCGGCTGTCGTCTCCTACGGCTGACCGACCTGCCGCTGAGCGACTACCTCGACGTCCTGCACGCCCTGTGGATCGAGTGGCGGCAGCAGTTCCTGCAGACCGCAGCCCTGCTGGCGTTCGCGGGCGCCAAGGGTGTCGAGGCCGACCCGCACGTCGAGTTCGACGACCTGTACGGGCCGCCGAGAGCGACACCCCGCACACGGCAGGACCGTGAGGAACGGATGCGGATCATCGCCGCGCTCGCCCGCGAAAAGCCCTGAAAGTCCCGGCTGGGGGTGTCCATGGGCGGCACCCCCCTCGCCGAAGCCTTTGTGCGGGTCAGAGCCGACACCGAACATGTTCGCGACGACGTCCGCGACGAGTTCGGGCGGGCCGGCGGCGAAGCAGGCGACGAGTTCGGCAAGAACTTCTCCCGCGACGCGTCCGGCAGGCTGCGTGACTCGCGCGGCCGGTTCGCCGTCGAAGGCCGTGGACTCGGCGACGCCGCCGGCGACGGCTTCAACGACGGGTTCGGCCCGAAGCTCAACGACTCGTCCGGCCGGTTGCGCACCCAACGCCCCCGGTTCGAGGCCGAAGGTCGCCGCCTCGGGGAAGCGGCCGGGGACGGCGCCAACGACGGGTTCGGCGACAAGCTGCGCGGCATCGGAGACGTCGCAGGCCGAGTCTTCGACCTGATCACG